CTCGTGAAACACCATGTGCATTTTCATCAGCGGCTCTTGACAGGGACTACTGTATTCTTTCGTTAGAGCCAGTGAATCAATGATCAACGACACCGTTGTCATTTCAGCAAGTAGGTGGCATGAAATTTGTCATGAATTAAATCTGGATGAATACGGTGGTGCCAATGACAGAAAAACAGCATTCGAAGATTGCTTCAACTGTACAGTTACCTGGCGTAGTGGATTACATGAATGGGGTGGCGATCCCTCTACACGGCCTAACCCAACCATGGCTTTGCGATTTTTCGATCCCATTGATGCTACTATTTTTTCTTTGAAGTGGTCATGATTCAAACTTATCATGAATATCTAAAGGAAAGAAAGATTATGCAAAACGAACAAAAAATTCACGAGTCTAGGTATTTTAAACTAGTCAAGGATGTTCATAGGCATCAAAGTGGTAGAGGAGCTAGATTTCAGAATCACAAGATCACTAGTTATAAGATTGTTTCTAAGTATAATCGTTGGGCTGCTGCTTGGAGTCCTCCCTATAAGGAAGTGACTGCGTTAATTAATGCAGACTTCTATAGGGATAAAGAGTATTCAACATGGAAGTTTTACAACAGACGAGATGCTGAAAGGGCTTGGGTCTTACTCGCGTTAAAATGGTCATGACATCACCGTGGATTCCTGTTACTATCAAGTATGGTAAAAACAGCGATGGATTAACAACCCACTGGCTAGAGAAAAATTGCCGTGGTCCTTTTAAGATAGAGGATGACTGTGGCGGTTATCGAATTTTATTCAAGAGCAGCAAAGACGCTGCTTATGTTTTATTGAAGTGGTCTTGACACACTAACATTTCCAAGATATAATCAATTTTTAACTAAACGGAGTATTAAAGAATGGTTACCCCTCCTATTCCTACTTGCTGGCGTTGCGGTAGTCCTGTGTTCAATCACTTCTTTCGAGGATACGTATGTCCTCACTGTGAGAATATCAAAGCCCTTAAAAACATCGCTAGAAATCAACAGCCGGTTCAAAGAGATAACCATTATAACAATGGATACCAGCACGAGGAATATCATCAGGACAATAACATCTTCCTTCAAGAAGATAATCCTTTTACTTCATTTTTATTGGGATGCGCGGTCTGGTTTGTGATAGGCTACTTTGTATATAAGATGTTTGTGTGAATTACACTGTCAGTGCTAACCTAAATGGAGAATAACAATGATTGTACAAATGCAAGACGTTAAATTTAACGAGATCACCCAGGAACGGTTCGACGCCATGATCTCATGGTCAAGGGAACATTTTGGGCGAAACGCACTTTGGCAGCAGCAGGTTGATAGCGGCAACAGTCGCTGGTTTGCTGCCGTTAACATTCCTCGAAATGAGGAAACTGGTAGAGCCAGATTTGTATTCAAAAACAACGAAGACGCAACTATGTTTGCACTTCGTTGGAGTTCATAATTATAAGGAGAAAAATGTGGACGAAGTAACAGTAGAGCAGATTATCAATAATTACCAGGCATATGTATTCTGGGCATCTAAACAAATTTTAGAACTAGAAGATGAAATTAACATATTAAAAAATCAAGAGAGAGCGATAAACAGTGATTGAATACTTTAAGGTATTAATACCATTTACAATTTACAAACTACGAACTACCATTCGTCGGTTATTCACGAGAAAATGATTATGACCGATAATACGGAAGTTAGGCCAACTTGTCAGGAACCTGGCTGTGATCGACCTTGTCATTTAAATAGTACTCATAAGAAGACAGGAAGAAAAATTTGGCGAAAGTTATGTGGCAAATGTCATGGTGATAAAATTGCTGCTAAACATGGACTAAAGAACTTATCTCAGGTAATTGCCAAGAAAGCTGGATTTGATAGTCCTCGTGCGCTTCAACTTCATCGCATCAAAGAGCAAGGCTTTGAAAGTGAACGAGACTATCTAGACTACAAGGCAAGAGAGCAAGGATTTGAAAATCATCGCGCGCTTGAACTACATCGCATCAAGGAACGAGGTTTTAGTAGTGAGCGTGAATATCTAGACCACAGGGCCAGAGAACAAGGATTTGAAAATCTTCGTGCGCTTGAACTACATCGTCTCAAGGAACGAGGTTTTAGTAGTGAGCGTGAATATCTAGAACATAAGGCCAGAGAGCAAGGCTTTGAAAGTCATTATGCGTTACTAGATCACCGAGCGGTCCAAAAGGGATTTGCAAATCATATTGAATATACCAACTCCAGGCATCCTTATCTGCGATACCGAAAGAATTATTGCGAAAACCACGATGGATCGAAATTAGGATTTCGGTGTACATCGACTATTTTAATCTCGGCACAGTTGGATGTTGATCACATAGACGGCGATCCATCTAATAATGATCCTAGTAATCTACAGACCTTGTGCAAGTGTTGCCACACATATAAAACACATGAAAGCAAAGACTGGCGCTCACCAGGTCGAAAATCTCTAGGAATCAAATACTGAATTGTTTCTGTGTTGTCAACCTGTTTTTTACATGTGATCAGGTTGACAACAGGAATGCAATGGGATATAATCACGTCATCAACACATGGAGGTGATTTATGAGCAGAGGCAAATATAGTCCAGCACTTAGCTTCAAGGATGCAAATCGTCCGTATACTGATTATTGCTATAATGCTGATGGACAGATTCCGCCTGAAACGTGGGCCGAAGGTGAATACGACACCCGAACTCATTTCGGCAACTACGACGAAAACGGCTATGACAGTTACGGCTATAGTGCGTTTGATATCGATGGCAACTACATCGGAATTGGCGAAGGTATCGATCGGTGGGGTTACACAGAAATGGATTACCTCACCATGAGTGATGAGGAATTTGAACGCATTTGTTATGGTGGAGGCTGATATGACATCGCTTGATAAATTACTGCTTGCGCTATTGATGGTTAATTTCTGTGCTTGGACGTATGGCATTATTGTCGCCAAGCGCTGTGGTAAAATCTAAGGAGAAATGAGTATGCTGAATGCCAAAGAACTTACTGATAAGATCGCTGAATATAAGAGCCTGCTTTGGTTGCAGAAGCGATATGTCGAAGACAACCACCGTCTTACCAAGAGCAACGATCTTGTGCCACCTGTTTTTAATCAGGCCGGATCTTATGGTATTAATCGCACAGACAGTAAGGAAACTATTGAGACTATTATCAAGTATTCCGCTGTTAACGCAATCGAAGGGCAGATCAAAGTGCTTGAAGGCGAATTTAAGCGCATGAAAGTTTCTCTGGAAGGAATTGAAGCATGATGGATCGTTATCAACAAATCAAGCAACTTGCAGGCGCTGCTGAAATGCTTTATCGGCTAATGCCTTATGTAGATGCCAAATATGCAGAGACGCTCCTAACTATCGCAGACAACATTGCTGATCTTGCAGATAAAATCGAAGAGGACGAAGACTAATGGACTACAACAAAACTCCACATGCCGAAGACTTTTCTTTTGAAATTGACAAGCTCATTGACGAATACTATCGTCGTGATCTCAGTCTTGAAAACATGATGAAGATCATTAACGACGTTTTTGAATTATACAATATTGGCGACGAGTACGTATAATGGCAACGCCCGAGCAATACACATATTCGTTAACGGACACTGATGGTCGGGCGTACCAGGAAATCACCATGCCTACCGGCATCACTTTCCGTATGTATGAAGATACCCCTTATGTATGGACACAGGCCACATCTGGTGAAAACTGGTTCGAACCCTGCTTACAAGCATGGGAACGTGGTGATATGAAAGCGAAAAAGTAATGGAACAGAATTCTCCGTTCAATATTGACTCGTGGAATCGCAACGACGAACGAGTTGGGTATTTTCCTTATGCTCCAGGGGTCGACCGTAACGGCAATGAATGTATCATGGTTGTTCAGTATGATCCTAGTGCATCTGGCTGTAATCCCTACTATTGGGAACCTTCACGCAACGGCGTGTATCCCGGTTGGGAATTTGCTTCGCAAGAGTCAGCAGAACACCAGGCCAAGTATGCTCGCGGATCATGGGCGACGACAAGTGTTGACACCGACAGCATCAAAATTGCTGCAATTTTTTCCACTGTAACAAAGACAGCGGTTTATATGGGAGACGTAGCATGACAGTCAAGGAACTTAAAGAACTACTTGACAAAATGCCTGACGATGCTAAAGTATTCTATGAAGGCGGCGAATACCTGTATGATTATCGCAGCGTCTACAAAGTAGAATACAACGAACATGCAACTTTGGCCTCGTCTGGCCATTCAGTTTTTATTAGGTGACATATGGGCATTAACACTCATTATTATACTGCCTATGGCGTTTACGTCGAGGACTACGACGACGATCTTTCTGATGAACTGTTCGGCGAAAACGATCTTTATAACCTGTTTGAAGACGGCACATTGCCTGAAGACTTTGGTCTTATCATGGATGGCATGAGTGGCAACTATATGGTCTTTGGTAAGATCCTATTTGACTCTGGCGACTTACGATACAATGATTTCAAGGATACTTTTGTCGAGATCGAAGTGGATGCGCTTGCTGAACACAAAGAGCAGTATATAGAACAGTTTATGAACTATTTTCCTAGCTTTGGTCATTACATGGATCGGGAATGGAAGTTAATGACTTTCATGCACCTTAGCTAATGAAACTACCAGTTAACTATAATGATCTGACGCCTAAGCAAAGACGAGAAGTTAGAGAGTTCTACTGTCGATGGCAAGATTGGAAATGCTGTCATTGTAACAATCATTTGCTCAAGGACCCAGCAGATTTTGTGCAGAAGTTGCGGTTAGATCTGGATTTGTTTCCTCTAGGCTTTCTAAAGCATCCTATACATTTGCACCACGATCATAAAACAGGCTTGACCATAGGCGCAGTTCATGCTAAATGTAACGGCGTCCTGTGGCAATACCACGAAGAGTAAGAAATCTAAAAATTTGTTAGCGTTGGCAATATCACGGAGAATAAAATGAATAACGAGATTAGAACCGCAATGCAGCTTTTTGAAAACAAGCTGGCATCCTTTTGGCAGATCGATGGTGAGATGCAGTGGTGTGAAGACGACCGCATCTACAAGATGGAATCCCGTCAAAGAACTCTTGAGAAGGAAGTTGACCGGGCTCGTGAAAATCTAATCATGGAAATTATGAAGATTGAACAGGCTGTTGCGCATCCTGAATCAATTAACAAGCGACGTGATCATGCTGCAAGTTGGGACATCAATCCTGATCGCATGGGTGGACAGTTCACTCAGGACGAAATTGATGAATCAAGCCGCGGCGGTCATGGGTGGTGAAACTATGAAACCTAAAATAGCATATCTCATTGACGAAAACGCCGGCTGGGACGACGAAGCTAGCTGGCAATTTTATACCGAAGAGGATGTTCCTCACTATAAGATTGAACATGCTCGCAAAGATCGCATCAAGCGAATTGTTTATTGGGAGATTGATGAGTCCATATAATAACAGTTGACGTTATTAGACTAATCAAATATACTAATCACAGTTAAACACACAAGGAGTTAATACTACTCTTGCCGCCGCATCGCTTGCTCTTTCTGGCTGCGAATTGCCTGAATCTTCTGATAGTCTTCAGAATCAGAAGCAGGAACAACTTTCTAAGGCTTCTGTACAGTCTGTAGGACTTCCTGCAATTGTTAACTTTCAGGAAAAGCGTATTCTCAAGGACATCCTGGAACTGCGTGACCGTGCAGACCTACGCACATATACCTATGTTACCGACATGAACGGCCGCTTGCACAAGCGTTGTGACAGCATTGGCTACGGCATTCCTTACGCCACGCAGTTCACAAATCCTGAGAAGATTGCAGCCTCTTATCAGAGCGGTTATGCAATCATGCCTCAGGCTGATCCCAATGGCTTGTTTAGCCCTGCTAGTGCTGATGGCACTTGGGTGCTTTGCAAGGTTCCAGGCAGCGACAAGGTGTCGCCTACCTTCTTTGAAGACCGCGTGACGGTCTCCACTTTCCCTCTTGAAAACAACTAAGGAGACTACGCTATGAAGCGTGTTCTAATCCTTGCGGCAATTGCAAGTACATTTACACTTGCCGGCTGCGGCGATCCCAAGAGTTACCAAACTAGTGATCAGATTCAGAATGAACAGCAGGAGCGGCTGAACAGGAATGCTGTTGAGTCTGTGGGCATGCCTGCCATCATTAATTTTTCAGAAAAGCGCCTTATGAAGGACATTCTTGAAATGCGTGATCAGAATGCTGTCACCTACACTTATCTAGTTGGCATGAACAACCAGCTTACCAAGTTCTGTGATTCAGTGGGATTTGGTCTTCCATATGCCACGCAGTATACTAATCCACAGAAGTATAATGGCATGTCTCAAGCCGACCCCAATGGGTTGTATTCACCTGCTAGTGCAGATGGCACTTGGGTAGCATGTCGGGTTCCTGGTCAAGATAAGGTGAAGCCAGTTTTCATTGAACCTCGCGTTATTGTTTCACCGTTTCCAATTAACATTTAAGGAGTTAATATAATGAAAGAATTGTTTGGAGCCGTATTTTCGGCAGTTATTATGGGTTGCTTGGCTGTTGCATTCATTGTAGGTCTTAGTTTTGGCAGCTATAAGATGTATGAGTATTTTGCTCCACGATATACCGCGATTGATGCCAAGGTTTTTAAGGAATCGGTGCAGTACAACGAAGGCATGATTCGCGATCTCTCCGAACTCCAGCGTCAGTATATTACCGCTGACGCAGACGGCAAGGCAGCACTTAAGCCGATCATCCTGCACCGCTTTGAAGTATATGATCGTGATCGTCTTCCTGCTGATCTTCGTAGCTTTTACGACAGCATTAATTCGCCTACCTCTAATTAAGGATATATTAAATGAATTTTGAAGAAAAACTCGAAGCATTGCGTAGTGATGTCAACCAAATTATGGAACACTTAAACTTGCAAAGCGACTATGTGGGTCTTGCGGAAGTTGCGCAGGATATTGAACGCTGCAAACAGCGAGCAGAAATTATCTTTCGTCTCGTTGATTCTAACTAAGGAAATAGATTATAATATTTGGGGAGTAGTTGCCTACTCCCCAATTTGTTTGATGCCTTGTGGAGTTTTATTATTCATGCTTCTCTAGGCGCCATCCGTATGCGCTTTTTCTTTTACCATGCGCCAACATGCTAAGCATCGATCCTCCAAGATCATATTTCTTCTTTAATTCATATCTTGTGCAAATTTCCACAACGCCAGAGTCGTGTATAAATTTATATACGGTGTGGTCATAGCTGTGATGTTTTTTGCCTTTGTTGCCGTATTCATGTGGAGCAGATTCTAATTGGTCCGTGCGTACTAGTCGCCATCCATTTGTGCTATATTGGCGCCCATGGATCAGTCTGCTCAGAGATACTTGGTCAATATCATAAGTTTCTCTCATCTCATATCTGGTGCATTTCATTATGCCATGTACTGAATGTATGAATGTATATATAGATTGGTCGCCCATATTTGCTCTATGCGACTCGGATTTCAACTTGCCATTACTGGACTTGCTTATATTGACACGATGAGATTCAGATTTTGGCTTATGCATTTTCTTCCTAGTTTCGTCAGTCTTGTGTCTGCCTTTGAGAACATGATCAATCCTGTTGGGATTTATACTGCATGTTTTCTCGTGAGTTGAATGATTTCTTTTGTCTATCATTTTGTCGCAGTGAGTACATTTCTTTCTCGCACAGGGCGCTCCGAAGAATTTGTCGTCACCATTGTGTTTGTTATATGACATGGGATCGCGCTTGGCGTCTAGTGATCGGAGGAGTTCAGTCTCAAGAAGGCGCATTTCCTGTACATTTCCGATAGCCAAAATCTCTCTGTTCCAGTTATCGGGATTTCCTTCAATGAGTGGCTCGACGACATCGGAGGAGCAGATATAGCCATCATCTGGATGACATTTCTTGGCGGTTCGTGATCCGATATACCATTTGCCGGTCGATTTTTCTGTCCATTTGTATACAAATGGAACATGGGTATTATAAATATTCATGCTGATGGTTCCCTTTTAACTATTAGAGCCTGGGGGCATTTGCGGTGCCGCGACAGGTACATCTTTATTTATTATTTTACGCTTGACGCAATCACACAAAATCTGTAAACTATAAAATATCATGCCGCTCTTGTCATGTTATCAATTCGCCTATCTCTAATTAAGGATATATTAAATGATTATTGCTGGTATTATTGGATTTCTTCTTCTCTCTGTTCTGGCTGTTGGTCTCACGTTCGCCATGATTTGGCGCGTAGTTGTGCCTACCAACATGGTACATATTGTACAACGTGCAACTAAAACAGTATCATATGGATCTTCGCAACCTAGTGGCAATATCTACTACGAATTCCCCACATGGCTACCTATGGTGGGTGTCAGTGTTAGTAAGTTTCCTGAATCAAATTTTGAAATTTCACTCAAAGATTATGAAGCGTATGATATCGGACGACTGCCATTCAAGGTAGACATTACTGCGTTCTTTCGTATCAGTGATAGCCAAGTCGCTGCAAAGCGTGTTGCCACTTTTGGCGATCTACAGACACAGTTAACTCGTGTCCTTCAAGGCGCAGTTCGTCGTATTCTTGCTACAAATTCACTTGAACATATTCTTGAAGCTCGTTCAACATTGGGTAAGCAATTCACCGATGAAGTCAATGAGCAGCTTAAAGAGTGGGGTGTTACCAATGTGAAGATGATTGAAATGATGGACATTCGAGATTACGATGGTTCACAGGTTATTCATAACATGATGGCCAAAGAAAAATCACGCATTGAAATGGAGTCGCGTGTTGAAGTTGCCAAGAATATTCAGGCAGCAGAAACCAAGGAAATTGAAGCCAAGCGCCAGATTGCACTTAGCCGCACCGAAGCTGAACAGCAGGTAGGTATTCGCCAAGCCGAGAAGGAAAAGACTATCGGTATTGCTCAGGAAAAGAACAAGCAGGAAGTCCAGCTTGAAGCTAAGTTGACCACTGAGCGCCAGATGGAAGTTCAAAAGGTGCAGAGTGTTCGTCAGGCTGAAATTGACAAGGAAGTTGCAACTGTTAAAGCTGAACAGGACAAGCAGGTACAAGTTGTCAATGCAGAGGCTGCAAAGCAGGCACAGATTACCAATGCAGAAGCTGAAAAGGAATCAGTGACACAGATTGCAGAAGGTAAGTTGGCTGCTACATTGAAGAATGCCGAAGGTATACAAGCAGAAGGTACTGCACGAGCCGAAGCTGAAAAGGCACTGCTACTTGCTCCAGTTAACGCTCAGATCACGCTTGCTAATGAAATTGGCAGCAACGAAGGTTATCAGGCGTACTTGATCAAGGTGCGTAACATTGAAGCTACTGAGGCAGTTGGCAAGGAAATGGCAGGCGCTATCAAGGCTGCTGATCTTAAGATTATTGCTAATAGTGGTGATGTGCAGAGCGGCATTGGCAACCTCGCTGATGTGTTTACTCCCAAGGGCGGTACGAGTATTGCAGGCATGCTTGCAGCACTTAACCAGACCGAAGAAGGATCTGCGCTACTAGGCAAGGTAGTTGGCGCTGTTACTGATGCTGCCAAGACCAAGTAATTAAAAGTCTAATACAATGTGAAGGGCTCGTATCTCTACGAGCCCTTTTTGTATGAACAATAAATACACGCATGTTATTACGAGATTTCTTTGTCGAAGGCTATCGAGAGGTAGAGTCTAAATTTGTAGCAAGTGGCGCTGACATAAACAGTGTTAAGAAAACACTTGATCAATTCCGTAATCTGGTAAACAAAAATCAGATACAGGATTACAAAGACGAGAAGGGCAAGATTCAAAATATCCGCAATATAGATTGGTGGGGTAAAAATAAAACTTTCGATGAATTCTCTAAATTCATCAATGACAAGATGCAGGTACCTACTGCCACTCAAGTCAAGCGCAGTAAAGTTCCTGGAAAAAGTATTAATCTAATAGAGAATGATCAATGGTTAGTTGTTATTCCACTTGACAAAGATGCGTCATGTTTTCATGGCAAAGGGTCAAATTGGTGTACTACTAAACGACATCAATCACATTTTGAGAGTTATTTTTATCGAAGAGAAATCATATTGATATACTGTCTCAATAAGCAGTCTGGAGGAATGTGGGCTATTGCTGGTCATAGAGATCTATCAGAGTTTGAAATGTTTGATCAACAAGATAACTCAATTGGCGTAGCCCAGTTTAAACAAGAAACTGGACTAGATCCACAGCAAATATTGCAGACTGCTATTAAAAAACATGGTGATCCAATTGCTGCAACTCAAGAAGAATTTCAAGACAAAGATGCAGAATTATCAGAGAGACTCTATGGCTTCTATGACAATGTCAAGCGTGATTCAGAAATTGAGAAACTATTGATTTATACTAAGAGTGGCAAGAATTCATTTGATTATGTACAAACATTGGCAGAGAATAATATACCAGTTGATGATATAGCTGTTGAAATTTTAATTGCGGCAACCGGATATAGTTGGACGACTATCAAATATTTGAAAAAGCCCAAAGAACGAGTGATAGAGGCCGCTCTACATGGCGGTATAAACAAAGCGTTAGAGTATGTTATTGATGACCTTGGAATATTTCCTCCTACCGACAGAATGATTCAGTCATTCTTGACAAATGATATTGATACGCCTATCGACGGTGAGATTCTCCTACTGCGTTCTTATAATATTGATATCAGTGAAAAGGTTGTGATCAACATTGTTAAACATAATATTAGTGTTGTATATAATTTACTACACCGTGGCTATACTGTACCCGATGAATATCAAATCAAATATATTCATTATCATGATGAAAAATATAACTGGAGCGATTATAGTGCAAAAATGTTCAAAAATTCGTCAGATGATGTCAAGGCAGCAGTATTAGAACTTTATCCAGGTGCTTTAGAATTTTTTGAAAATCCCAGTGAGCGGCTGCGTTTAATTTCTTACAAAAGGAATCCTTACATGCTTGAATACGGTGCTTGGCATGGAGCCTTTCCTAGTAAAGAGGAACAACAAGCACTGTGGGACGGCGGATTTGATGATACGAATACTAAGACGTACATTGACAGAATTGTTTATTCTCTAACAAGTCGCATTGAGAATAATAAAATTGATTTTAAAAATGATATAAAGAATATTGAAATTGAAAAAGAAAAAATTAATGTACTAAAAAAAGAAAGTGAGGATACAGAGTGGACTAAGGTACCAGGCATTGATGTAGAAAAAATTATGAAAATTTATCAAAAAATGATTGAAGACATCGAGACAAAAATTAAAAATATAAAAGAACTTGCAAATAATAAAAAATATTGGATTGATGAATATCAAAAACGTTTAAATTCATTACAGCATGGAATAGAAAATATTGGATACTTGTCAGAATTTAACAAATCAAAGTATGAACGTTAACTTATACGACCGATTCTATGCAGCAAATTAGCTACACTAGATACGCGCTCATCACCTTCGTCAAGTGTCTTTAGTAATGCATAGAGTGCATCTTTGATTAGTGGCATATCTGCAGGAGCGAAGGCTCCGCCTCTTGCCTCTTTAGGTTGGCTATGCGAGCCATGACTTGGAACATAATCAGCTATAGCTGGTTTAATGGTAGCACTCATTTTATTATCCTATTAGTGGTTGATCTGGTCCACTGTTAATTGCAGGTCTTTCAGGTGGCCTAGGCGGCGCATTTTCAAATGCAGAGAGTTTACCTTCCCACATTTTGATATTCTCAGTGACTCTGGTGAGTGCTCGGTCAATGTCCTTGAGTCTGGCAGGATTAGGCGCATCCTTGCGATTTTCTTCTGCTCGATACCTAGTTAGCTTGAGTTCATGTAGCTTCTGCATCTTAATGTGGCCGCGAATTTTATTTAAATTGAACATGTTAATTTTACCTTCAAGTATATTTACTCATTGAAATTTATGCCTCTTACATATTTGAATACTCAATTCATCGTGAATATCACTCATCTCATCGTTAAAAGATGTAAATTTGCACAATATTTGTATATAATAAAATTTCACTGACGCTAACTATTACTTCATAAAGGAAAAATGATGAATAAACCGAATTCAAGCTTCAAACTCAGTAGCGCTGCTAAACGAATTATTGCAACTGCCGGGAACAATTCTCGTGCAATTGCCAAAATTTGGATAAATGGCGAGTTTAATGCACACCGTAAACAACCCAGGACTGTAAAGTCTGATCATTCAACTACTGACTGAAGCTATTTTAATAATGCACACACAGACACTAAACCCAAACAAAGGAGGACAGCGATATGTCTATGATACGCAATTTTGCGCTAATAGTATTATCGGTTATGACATTCCAGAGTGCAAGTCATGCCGAGACCCCAGCAGGGAAACAAGCGGGTCACATACCAGAATTAGTTTCTAGTTCTGTTGATACTAAAACTACAGCAGTTGTAACAACTGTTGATACTAAAAAACCGGAAGTCAAATCACTACTATATCCGGATAATGATACGAGAGCATTGTATTCTACATTGCCTAATAAAAGCATCAAAAAAAAGGTAGATGATACAGAATTACAATGTCTGGCAAAAAATATCTACTATGAGTCTGGCAATCAGCCCGAAGAAGGCAAAGTTGCAGTTGGTCTAGTTACTCTTAATCGCAAATCAGATTCGAGATTCCCCTCGACTGTCTGTGGAGTAGTCAACCAGCGTTCTAAACGTGCAGTATGTCAATTCTCTTGGCGCTGTCAACGTGTTCGAGCCCTTGATAAAAATGGCGCACAATGGACGGAAAGCCACAGAATTGCAATGGCTCTATTATCAGTACCAGCGATGTATCAAAATTTAAAGAAAAAGTATTTTGATGCTCTGTATTTTCACGCAACATATGTACGACCAAGTTGGTCTTATGAAAAGTTTCGTGTAGCTCGTGTAGCCGGTCACATCTTCTATAGAGATTAGATTTGATTGTTATGAAAGGTCCTGTGTTTTCACAGGGCTTTTCTTTTAATACTCATAAATAAAAATATGAGATTTCACGAATTTGTCACCGAAAAAGCATCTGCCAAAACTTGCCGAAAAGGTAATGAAGGTAAAAAAATTGGTATTAGTGCAAGATCGAGTTGCGTAAGTCAAGGACTTATGCCTCACAAATCAAAACATACCGATGGCACTGGTAAACAGGGCAAGGATGGTTCAGGTGTACCACTAAACGGTAAATATGCCAAAGGTGAACAATACGGCGGAAAAGTCAAAGACTACAGCGCAATCAGCCGCGGACGCGCAAATCGTAAATAATTCCCACCTATTGTTATTGACCCTGTTGGTATTTTCTGCTAGAATATGTTGTTAGCAGAAAAGGGAAATCATGTTTAAAATTATCAAAGAACTAGAAGCCGATAATAGCCGTCTTGTTAAGGAAGCTATTTTAAAGCGAGAAGCAGATGCCGGTAACACAACGTTGTTTGATGGCATTCGAATAGCGTTAAATCCATTTGTTACTTTTGGCGTTAGAAAAGTTCCTATTCATGGTGGCCCTGATGGACAAGGTCTTCCTATTGATGCATTCAATGAATTAACTAATCTTCTTTACAATCGTCTATTGACCGGCAACGATGCTCGTGATGCAATTGAATTGACAATGAGCGCCGCAACTCAGGATGAATGGAATTACTGGTACCGCAGAATTCTAATTAAGGATCTTAGATGCGGAGTCAGTGAGAAGACCGTGAACAAAGTTCTCAAGGGAACTTCAATTCCTCCTGTTCCTATTTTCGAATGTGCTCTTGCAAATGACGGTGCCAAGCAGGAAAAGAAAATCAAGGGCGTTAGAATTCTAGAACCCAAGTTAGATGGTGTTCGGTGCTTGACTATGGTAGATTATTCGGCAAGAACTGCTATCATGTATTCTCGTAACGGTAAAATTCTAGAAAACTTCCCTCACATCACTGATGGAATCATGAAAAATATTGATGACATTGGTCGTAGTTATGTTATAGATGGCGAAGTGGTCAGCGATAGTTTTCAGGCCTTGATGAAGCAAGTTCATCGAAAGGATGATGTACAGGCAACTGATGCTCGTCTAATGGCGTTTGATATTATTCCCTTGTCAGAATTTCAACAAGGAAAGAGTGTCATGACACAGAAGAATCGCAGCGCACTTCTGAAAACTATGAAGCCTGTGTTTGACAAGTGTGGTGGAATTGATGTAATCGAACAGAAGTTGGTAGATTTGGACTCTCTAGTAGGCAGTATTGAATTTAATGACTTTAATAAATTTGCAATTGAGCAAGGATTTGAAGGTATCATGGTTAAAGATCCAGGTGCTATATATGAATGTAAGCGAACTGACTCCTGGTTGAAAATTAAACCAGTGATTACTGTGGATTTGACCATTGTTGCAGTAGAGGAAGGCACAGGAAAGAATTTAGGTAAATTAGGCGCACTTGTCTGCGAAGGTACCGACCAAGGAAAATTTATTAAAGTTAATGTAGGATCTGGATTAACAGATGATCAACGAGATGAGATTTGGACAAATCAATCATCGATTCTTGGTCAGGTAGTGGAAATTAAAGCGGACTGTATCACTCAGAATCAAGATGCAGAAAATACTTATAGTCTAAGATTTCCAAGATTCGAAAGATTCAGAGGCTTCATTGCAGGTGACAAAATATAATGACCATAATTAAATGGCTAGGAACGATTCTTATCATCCTGGCCACAATATTTCGTGCAATTGATATGCACGTAGCAGATATGGCTTGTACATTAATTGGTTCAAGTGCATGGGCTTATGCAGCATGGCGAACAAACGATAAAGCGTTGTTGACCATAAACTTATTTTCCGTATTGATAATGATAGCGGGAATATACCACTCAAGAGGAGATTAAAAACTAAGTGGCAAAGGAAGAATTAATAGAAGTGGAAGGCGTTGTAGAAGATGTTCTTCCAAATGCAATGTTTAAAGTTCGTGTCAACGAACATCATCTTATTACCGCGGTAATCAGCGGAAAAATGCGTCAACATAAGATCAGAATATTAACTGGTGATCATGTCAAAGTAGAATTGAGCGCATATGATTTAACGCGCGGAAGAGTCACTTACCGAAGTAAGTGACCCTCATTTATGACAAGAATATTTCCCAACTTGGGTGACGATAATCAAATTTCATTTTCTTGCGCTTTTCAACCAGTTCCCAGTAACTAGGCTTGTGTGGAGCTTTTGAAGGCTTGATCTTTGCATCATTGCCTTTAGCTCCATTACATGGACCACATGCGGTTGTGGAATTTTCCCAACTTGTTTTGCCGCCCTTACTGATAGGCAGAACGTGATCTAGTGTCGCGGTCTTTCCAGTAACAGGCGTGAAGCAATACTGGCAAGTGTACTCATCTCTTAAAAAGAGATTTGCTTTACTAAAGCGAACATGTGCCTTTTTCTTGGAATATTCCTTGAGCATGATAACTGATGGAACCTTAGTACTCCAATTGGCAGAATGAACTTCCCAATCGTCGTGCCATACAAGCACACTAACTTTATCAAGCACGAGGTATTCAATGGCCTTGCGCCATGTAATCACGCTCAATGGTAACATAGATGACGGTGATCCGTCAGTGTTGAGTAATAAAGTGTCGGCCATAATTTCTTCTCTCAGCTATTTATAGTTTGCATGTCTCTTATTATACATGATCGGTGATCTTTAATCAATGACTAGATAGCATAAATATTTACATGGATCAAAATCGCATAGCAAGCTATTTTCATAAATACCAGTAACTTCGGAGATTTTTATGAGCATTATACCGCTACCAATTAAAATTTTAGTCAGTGTTTTTATAATTTTAGGTGCATTTGCATTTGGATATATGAAGGGATCTGCTTATGCAGAAGCAGAACTACAAAGATTTTCTGCCGAATCATCAAAGAAATACGCAGAACTGGAAAAGAAAAATAGTGAAATCAAAGAAAAAGTCGTAACTCAATATATTGATAGAGTTAATACAATAAAGGAAAAACAGTATGTCTATCTCGACAATGTTAAAAACAACGTTCCTGCTCAGCACGACATGTCTAACGGTTTCGTGTACACACACGACATTAGTGCCACAAATGGTGATGCCGACACCGCCAGAAGTTCTGATGCGAGCCCCTCAGGAATTAAGGACAATCAGGTCCTCCTCACCGTCGTCTCTAACTACTCCAGATGCCTCCAAAACAACCAGCAATTAATTGCTTTACAAGAGTGGATTACAAAAAATAAGCAAGCAGTTGAATTAGAAAGTTCTCGCAAGAAATAAGGAATTAATAAATGACTGATTTATCTAAATTATCACCAATTGAAGCATTACAAACAAAATGTGGAATAACAGTTGATGGCCAGTGGGGACGCAATACATTTGAGGCAGCAGCTGCCCACTTTAAGTTGTCGGGTGCTCGTGCTGCTCACTTCTTTGGACAGTGCAATCACGAAACAGGAAACTTCAAGGCATTCTCCGAGAACCTTAACTATTCAGATAAGGGATTGAATGGAATCTTTAAGAAGTATTTTCCTACGATAGCTTCTACTGCTGGCTACGCGCGTAAGCCAGAGAAGATTGCTAACAAAGTTTATGCAAATAGAATGGGTAATGGCAACGAAGCATCAGGCGATGGCTATAAGTATCGCGGACGCGGAGCAATCCAATTAACTGGTAAGGCAAACTATCAAGCATTTGCAACGCATATCGGTCGTCCAGATGTAATGACCAACCCAGATATTGTATCAACTGAGTTAGCATTTGAATCAGCATTGTTCTTCTTTGAAAAGAATAACCTATGGGCAATTTGTGACAAAGGATTGAACAATGATGTAATCACCTCTGTTACCAAAAAGGTCAACGGAGGAACAAACGGTCTTGATGATCGAATTGCAAAGACACAGACCTTTGCAGCCTGGATCTAAGGAGAATAACAATGAAACATATTTTGAACTATATGCATAGAATTTTGGCTGATCCAAATGGAAATCCCTCATCAAAACGTTTAGTCACACTTGTTTGTACTATGCTAATGACCATTGGATTTATTGCAAATCTATTCTGGGAATTTAAAATTGATGAATTCATTTTTAACTCAGTGATGTACATTATAATTGGTGGTATGGGAATTACTGGCGTTGAGAAATTTGCACCAAAATCACCAACTGATAACATTGCTGAATAATTCGTAGGGGAATATCATGACCATTTATTACATCAACACCGGTACTAGTCCAAATAAAGGTGATGGTGATCCCCTACGCACGGCATTCAATAAAATTAATCAAAACTTCACATATTTGTCTACTGCTAGTTTCAGTGGTGGCACTGCTGGCGGAAAATATGCTATAGACGGTGGCAATGCAGCATCCGATGTTACCGGAGAAGTACTAGTTGATGTCTCGACTGTTTTAGTTAATATACTTGGCAGTGTATCAACAATCAATGGCCAGTTAATAATAAACGGAGTTACTGGTAAAATTGAATTGTCTGCATTGCCTAATTCATTACCGGCAGTTTTTAATCTCACTGCAAATTTTAACTCTACAGGTAATTTAAGTAATTTGACCAATCTTCCAACTGGATGGAGTTATTCTCAGGCGGGAAATATAGTTACTATAAATCATAATATTGGAAGACAACCCTTTCAAATTTCATATTGGGGTTATTCAGTTACAGAAGGTCAACGATTAAGATTCCCTACAGCGGGGTATCAAGTTAGTAGAACAACCACTTCACCATATTCATTTACTATGAATTTAAACTCTGCGGTCACTGGTGCAGATAATAATCAATATGCAGTAGTTGGAATAATGTTTGTATGACACAGTTAGCTCCATCAAAGGTTCTTAAAATAAACATTTTGAATCTAACTCCGGTTGAGCAATATGGACAAGAACCTAATCCAAATCAACCTTGGAGATTTTCTGCCAATTTAACAATTGTGCCTCAACTACATAGTGACCCAAGAACACCTCGTCCTGGAGTATATAACGGATACGATGTTGTTGTAGGTGATTACATTCTTTCACGAACATCTAGAGTTTTAAGAATTATTCAAATCAATTACCAAGATGATGACCAAGTAACATGTGTGCTAGAAGATCATAAACGATTAAACAGTAGTGTTGATGTGACTCAATCCGGTGAAAGTTCAATTGATACAGGCCAGGGATTACTTTTTACATTGGCTTCTGGATTGCCTGTACTGTTTCCACTGCCAGGTGATTTGGGAAATCTTAGTTTTGAAAGTTTAGTTGAGGTGTTAGGAAGATTCGTTTATTCCGAGGGATTTGCCTTGATTAATATGAATGATCTTGACATTACGAATCTACAACAAGGATCAATTTTAACTTATTCTACATCAACTGAGACTTGGAATGCAACCTCTTTAAACAGTACAACATTTTCAATATCCAGTGGAACTATTTCTCTTAAAACAATAGGAACTTCTCTAGGCGGAACAGGTATTACTTCTTATACTACTGGTGATATTCTATACGCATTATCATCATCGACTCTGGTGACTTTGTCCAAACCTTCTACTTTTTCTTTTCTTACAATGGATAATAATGGAACACCTAGTTGGGCCAATACAGTTGACGGCGGAACTTACTAAATAACATAGACTGGTTTTTACCTTAACGTCTTGTGTCCTTATTAGGAGTTGCTATGCCCGATTTACCAATATATCTAAAAAGATCATCAGTTTCTGGCAAAGTTCCGACCGCTGCTGATCTAGCCTATGGCGAATTGGCCCTAAACTACACTGATGGTAAATTATATTTTAAATTATCAAATGATGTAATTCATCAAATTCCTGATAGAGCAAATAATGATTTAAGATATCTACTACAAGCTGGTGGTACGATGACCGGTACACTGGTCATTAATGAATTGACTATTGCTAATTCAACTATGTCTGGAGCATTACAGGTTCGCGGCGGACTTGGAGTCGGAGGTAGCATTTATGCTTCTGACGTATATTCAAATGGATTAAAGATAGAGGCATTTAATACTTCAACACTAGTTGCACAATCAGTTAGTGCCACAACATCTAACTTTGCAACAACATCTGGATTTGCACAGAGTTTTAATACCAGTACACTTGTAGCAAATGCAGTCTCTGCATCTACATCAAACTATGCAACTACTAGTGGATTTGCACAGAGCTTCAACACTTCAACTCTTGTGGCAAATGCAGTATCAGCCACTACAGCCAGTTTTGCAACAACAAGTGGATATGCAGAATCATTTAATACAAGTACACTGGTTGCAAATGCAGTATCAGCCACTACAGCCAGTTTTGCAACAACAAGTGGATATGCAGAATCATTTAATACCAGTACACTGGTTGCAAATGCAGTCTCTGCAACAACATCTAACTATGCAACAACCAGTGGTTATGCACAGAGCTTCAACACAAGTACTTTAGTGGCAAATGCGGTATCAGCTACAACATCTAATTATGCAACTACTAGTGGTTATGCAGAATCATTTAATACTGCGACACTTGTATCAAATGCGGTTACTGCGCAGAGTTTAGGCACTGGTATTATTAATATTCATAATGCAACTAGTTCCAGTTACTACGGTGATGGTGCATTGATTGTTGCTGGTGGTGTGGGTATAGCCAATGGATTAAATGTTTATGGTAATACAAATATTACAGGTAATCTCAGTGTCTCTGGTAGTATAACAGGAACTAACATATCAGTCACTGTAAATCAAGTTACAGCAACAAGTGGTGTATTTTTTGGGGACGATACAGGTGCTGGTGCATTATACGCAGGTATACCGGGATATACTCCATTTGGTCAGACTATGTTCCAGGCCGCAGGTAATTTTAATGATTACATGGAAATAAATGTTCAAAATATCAATCCAGGAACTAAGAATAGTACAGATATAGTTGCGTCTGCTGACAATGTTGGATTTAATAATTCATTTATTGATATGGGCATTACTGGCAGCGGATGGGACGGAAGTCAGCATTATAGCTTTGGTACAGTTTTAAATCCCAATGACGGATACCTATTGGTTGGTCATAACACAGTTGACAATAGAGGCTCATTGGTAATAGGTACGACTACCAGCGGTACAAATATTAAATTTGTAGTAGCAGCAACTAATGCAAGCTCATCATTAACTCAGGTTACATCAGAATCGGTTGCAATGTCTATAAATCCAGCTGGTACACTTGCAATTTCAACAACCACTGGTGCATTAGTAGTTGTTGGCGGCGTGGGTATTAGTGATAGTCTACATGCTGGTAATATATATTCTAACGGAATACTTCTTCAAAATTTTAGTACATCTACACTGGTAGCAAATGCAGTATCAGCAACAACGTCAAACTACGCAACAACTAGTGGATTTGCACAGAGCTTTAATACTTCGACACTGGTAGCAAATGCAGTATCAGCAACAACGTCAAACTACGCAACAACTAGTGGATTTGCACAGAGCTTTAATACAAGCACTTTAGTAGCAAATGCAGTATCAGCAACAACGTCAAACTACGCAACAACTAGTGGATTTGCACAGAGCTTTAATACAAGCACTTTAGTAGCAAATGCAGTATCGGCAACTAATTTTACTTCTGGAAGAATTGATGGTAGATTAGTTTTAAGTCCAGGAGCAAATAGTACATCTGCTTGGACTACTAATGGCGTTGCATTAATTCAATCAAGTGCTACTTATACTGACCTAACGTCTTCAGGTACTGTTGCCGCGACGTATGTTAATTTATTTGGTGCACCGACTGTCGCGGCAACTAATACTACCACATATACAGAAGCATATAATACATATTTTAAAAGTCCAGTTGCTGGTACAAATACTGCTATTACTAGTGCTTATGCATTGGGCGCAGATTCGTTAAGTGTGAATGGTAGCGTAGGCGTCCCATTAGGTGGTGCTGGCCTCATTTTTAGTGTGGGTTCATCACAGAGCAACTCGACTATTAGAATAGGCGGCGCCTCTCAAACTGGTGAATTGACTTTTGGTAGATCCACAGTATCGCAAACTACTTATATTCAGGCTTCTGCTAACACATCTGGAACAATTAAGACCATTAACTTTGGCACAAGTGGTCTTACAAACTCAAACACTTTACTTAATATCGGTCCAGTATTAGGCACGGGAACTTTTGCAGTTAACGCAGGTACTGTAGTAACGATTGCTAATACTGCTTCATCTAATAGTACGACTACTGGTGCATTGCAGGTTGTGGGTGGAGTTGGAGTAGGAGGCAATCTCAATGTTGGCGGCGTAATTACTGCAACAAACATTTATGTTGGAACTTGGCCAGTATCAACCGGTTCAGGTGGTGGCGGACTTTCCTCTGTTGCGATTCAGTACAACGGTGCATCTATTGGATCTGCTACTACTATTAACTTTGCCACTGGCACTACAGCCACCGTTACTGGATCAGTAGTAACATTGCAAGTATTGTCAGTAAACACCGCATCATTTGCAACTACTAGTGGATTTGCACAATCATTTAATACTTCAACATTAGTTGCTAATGCAGTATCGGCATCTACATCAAACTATGCAACTACCTCTGGATTTGCACAATCATTTAATACAAGTACATTAGTTGCTAATGCAGTTTCTGCATCTACATCAAACTATGCAACAACTAGTGGTTTTGCACAGAGCTTCAATACAAGTACACTCGTTGCAAATGCGGTATCGGCAACTACAGCTTCATTTGCAACAACATCTGGTTATGTGCCTAGCTATCAAACAACTGCGTCAATTACAAATAATGTGCTAACCATAAATCTAACAACAAGTACACTATTTAATGTCAATATGACTGCGGCTATAAACACAGTGACTATAACAAATGTTGCTGCATCTGGAACAATTTCCAGCTTTATACTAGCACTAAATAATCAAGGATCAGTGTATTCAGTAGTTTGGCCTACATCATTTAGATGGTCCGGAGGCACTGCGCCAACACTAACTGGTACATTGAATAAAAAAGATGTTATTGTTGCATACACAGATGACAGTGGATCTAACTATTATGCATTTGTTTCAGGAAATAATTTATAATGAGTAATTGGGCTTATGTTGAAAATAATCAAGTAACTGATCTTTATTATGATCTGCCAACTAATTGGCGCAACATCAGTAACTTTTTTACTCTTGCGGATAATCTTGCGTTTTTGCAAACATTCGGCTGGTATCCTGTTGAAAAAGTAACTCCAAGTTTTAATTCATCTACCCAAGAATTATCTGCGCCAAGATTTGAAATTACAGATGACAAAGTTTTAGAAATTAGAGATATCATTGATCTTCCTGTTATTCCCCAAGAAGTATTGTTGAATCAACAATGGAATGTGATAAAAGCCGAACGCGATCAATTGATGATACAAAATGATTGGAGATATGCTCGAAACTCGCGAGAAATTAGACTAGGTTTGACTCCTACTGAAACTTTAGAAACAATAGATAATTATATGCAAGCATTAGCAGACATTACTAAACAAACAGATCCATTTAATATAATATGGCCAACATATAACGGAGTATAATATGCCATTCTTATTAGAAAAATGGTTATTGACAATTGCACAACAACAAACTTCAGTAACTCCAGTAACTTCTGGATATCTTTATCAAGGTGGTATTAATGCTAATCTTACTCAAATTGGAGTAAGTTCCTGGTCTCAGGTTTCATCAGGTTATGCAGACGATAATACCTATGTTCTTCAAGATTCCACGGCTAAAATTACAGTCTTTTCTACTAGTAATTCTTGGGGACAACTGGGATCAGGAGTCACTGGATCTAGTGGAGGAACTAGTTATCAGCATTCTGGGTCTTGGAAAACTGTTAGCACGGATGGAAATTCTGTTATAGGTATAAAAACAGATGGTACATTGTGGGTCTGGGGAAAAAATGACATAGGTCAATTGGGCCTTGTTAATGTAGTTACACTTTCTAAAGTATCTCCTAGTGGCGATCATACTCTTGGAATTGATCCATTAGGAAAATTATATGCATGGGGAAGAAATCATGTAGGTCAATTAGGTGTTAATAACACTACACTACAACCAAATATTCCTACATTAATAGATTCAGGATCTTGGATTCAAGTATCAGCTAGTCTCGGTAATTTTAGTAGTGCAGCAATTCGCGGTGATAATACTCTTTGGACATGGGGCGGTAATTCCAGTGCTCAATTAGGACATGGAGATACTGAATCTAAAAGTTCCCCTACGCAAATAGCAGGATCTTGGGCGCAGGTTTCCATGGGAACAAGTCACACACTGATGCTGAAAACAGATGGCACTGTTTGGGGGACAGGTGTTAATAATAAGGGACAACTAGGAACTTTATCACAATCTTGGACTCAAGTTGCAATTGGAGCAAGCCACTCTCTTGCAATTAGCTCTAATGGAACACTCTGGGGATGGGGTTCTAATGGTTATTTACAAATTGGATATAGTGTTGGTGGATTTTATAGAAGTCAGCCAGGTTTAGTAACATCAGGATCTTGGAAATCAGTTAGTGCTGGTGTTAGCTATAGTTTGGCGATTGATAGCAATGGACTTCTTTATGCCTGGGGCGATAATTTATGGGGACAATTAGGTACAGGAACAAGTGATGATCAGTATTCCACTCCTCAGTTAGTGTCTGGAGGCGGATCGTGGAAGATAGTATCTGCTACTGAAAGAGGCACGATAGCAATAAAAACAGATGGTACTCTTTGGGCCTGGGGGTATAATCAGCTGTTTAATCAACTTGGTCTGAGTTTTACAGATAATTATTATTTAGTTCCTGCCAGACCTTCAAATTCCGCTGGAAGCTGGAATACAGTATCAGCTGGTTCTTCTCACACCTTGGCAATAAAATCAGATGGTACACTTTATGCCTGGGGTGATAATACTTATGGTCAATTAGGTAATCAACCTTCAGCAGCACTATCATGGTCGCAAATAGTTTTAGGTAATGCTCACACAGTTGCACTTAGGTCCGATGGAGCATTGTTTACTTGGGGCGCAAATACATACGGGCAGTTAGGTAATAGTAGCTCAACTGCGGCACAGTCGCCATTCAAAGTAGGATCAAGTTCTTGGGCATTTGTTTCCGCTGGAGCATCACACTCTGCTGCCATTGACATTAATGGATCTCTTTACTTATGGGGTCTTAATACTGGTGGCAGACTTGGCGACGGTACAGTAGTATCAAGATCGTCGCCGGTTCAAGTATCGGGTGGTGGAGTTTGGACTCGCGTGGCATGTGGACTAACCCATACAACTGCAATAAAATCTGGCGGACTATTATTTTCGTGGGGCGCAAATACTAGTGGTGTTTTAGGACTAGGTACATCAACTGCGGCTGCTTCAAGTCGTTCGACTCCTCAACAAATTGGTGCCAGTACTTGGTCATTTGTTTCATCTATAAATCTTCATGTTGCAGCTATAACTACTACTGGATTACTATTTGCATGGGGCGACGGTGCCGATAGTAAAATTGGAGACGGATTTGCAGTGAACCGTTCATCTCCGGTTCAAGTAGGAACTGGATTTTCTTGGAAAACAGCAAGTGCTGGAATAAACCACACGTCCGCAATAAGAACGGATGACACTTTATGGCTGTGGGGACTAGGAACCACTGGACAACTTGGTGATAATACAAGAGTTACAAAAGCTAGTCCTGTACAGGTTGCAGGCACAGGAACATGGGCCGCAACTGCATCAGGTAATAGTTATACAGTAGCAATCAAAACAGACGGATCACTGTTTTCTTGGGGAGCTACGAGTCATATTTTAGGTGATGGCACTACTGTGAGTAGAAGCAGCCCAGTGCAGATTGCTTCATTCGCAGGAACATGGACGTCGGTTTCTGCAAACTTAAGCACTGCGGTTCTGGTAAACAACAATCGAAGTATTTGGGGATGGGGTGCAAACGCCTCGGGGCAGTTAGGTATTGGAGATATTACTACCAGAAGTTCTCCGGTACAAATTGGTGCATCGTTTGCTACAGCAGGAGTTTCTCTAATTTCTTCTGCAACTAATTGGACCGCAGTCTCTGCCGGTCAATATCATTCTTTGGCCTTAAAATCAGATGGTACACTATGGGCTTGGGGGTCAGGAGTATATGGTCAGTTAGGTCAAGGTAATATTACTTCTTATGCCAGTCCCGTACAAGTTGTTGGTACATGGACAGCAATAGCAGTGGGAGTGAATCATTCATTGGCAATTAAAAATGATCTTAAAGTTTATGGATGGGGCAGAGGTGACCTTTATGCTCTTGGAGGCAGTTCTAACATATATACTCCTACTATACTCTACAATTCAACTAATTCAAATTCAATTGCAGCCGGAGGCAACAATTCTGCGTACTTGATTCCAGGAAATGATAACCTATATACCACGGGATTGAATACTCAAGGACAAAATGGATGGTTCAATACATTTGCTCCTTCTGGTACCGGATTTTCACCGGTTACAAACATAACTGCATTTTCACTTAGTCCTAAACAAATATTGCCAACACAAAGTGGATTTTGGTCGAGTACAACTGCAACTGATATTTCTGCAGGTGGTTTACATAGTCTTGCCGTCATTTATAACACAAATCCGGATTCAGTTTATGCAATAGCATGGGGTGATAACACTTATGGGCAGTTAGGAAGAGGAAGTGTAGGATCGCTCGGCTTTGGTCAGGAGGCTACTCCGAGTGTTATGCTAACTCCCGCTGTTGTAGCACTGTCTTATGTAGTGGCAGTTTCTGCTGGCGGACAACACTCGTTGGTTTTGGATAGATCTGGCAATCTGTCCTCAACGGGAAATAATAATTTTGGTCAATTGGGTACAACATTGTATTTTACAGCAACTGGATATTGTAGACCAATGCTTTCGCCTGTAGTAGCGTGTAGTGCTGGATTTTATCACTCATTAGCAATAACATCTAATAGAACTGTATGGGCATGGGGCGAAAATAGTTATCGTCAAGTTGATAACACAGGAATCTCTCGTAGTTCTCCAGTTCAAGTTTCGGCCACATTATCTGCTAATTTTATTGCTGCTGGTAGCATATCAACATTTATAATTCAAACTGCAACTAACACTTTGTTTGTAGCAGGTTATAATCTTTATGGACAATTAGGAATTGGTACAAATAACACCTTTTCTGCACTTGTAAGTTCAAGACAAACAACCTTCACAAGCCCATTACAGCTTGGAACCGATATGTGGTCTGCTGTTTCATCAGGTTATTTGTATAATACCGCAATAAGATCAGATGGGTCGTTGTGGGCATGGGGTACTAATAGCACAGGACAACTTGGAGATATCACAACAGTCACACGCTCTAGTCCTGTTCAAATTGGCACAGGTGTTTCATGGAAAGCAGTTAGTGCAGGTTATGATCATACATTGGCAATCACTAGCCAAGGAACATTGTACACATGGGGTGATAATTCTAGTGGAAAATTAGGAACAGTGGACTTGGTAACTCGTTCATCACCTGTTGCTATTGGTGCAGGAACTTGGAATTCAGTAAGTGCTGGTAGAAGTCATAGTTTAGCCATAAACAGTCAACGGCAGATGTTTGGGTGGGGATCATATGCTGGTGGAACATTAACGCAAAATTATTCATGGACACAGTCAGCCTCTGGATTATCTCATGCTGCTGCAATTAAAGCAGATAACACATTATGGCTATGGGGGAAAAATACTTACGGACAGCTTGGAGATTTAACAACAAACTCACGATCTAGTCCTGTTCAAGTTTCCGGCGGAGGTTTGTGGCAACAGGTTGCCACCGGCGCTTATAGTACTTTTGGCATTAAAACAGATGGAACTCTTTGGGCATGGGGCAGAAATACTCAGGGAGAACTAGGTACAAATAGCACTGTTAGTGCATCTAGTCCTGTTCAAGTTGCAGGCGGAGGATCTTGGAAAACTGTTGCCGGTAGCAGCAACAGTATTAGTTTTTTTACATATGGTATTAAAACAGATGGAACTCTTTGGGCATGGGGAGACAACAGTTATGGACAGCTTGGTAAAGGTGATACGATTGCTAGATCAAGTCCTGTACAAGTTGGCACTGCAACATCATGGTCAAAATTACAAGTAGGATCTTTTGGTCCCTGTGTTATTGACACTGCAGGAAGATTGTGGGTATGTGGATATAATAATGACGGAGCGTTAGCACAAAATGATATAGCTGGTCGATCAACACTAGTGCAAGTTACCAGTGGCGCGGTGTCATGGACAACAGTTTCAGCTTCTTTTGGCGTTTTAGCAATTGATGTTGCTGGTAACTTGTGGGGATGGGGATATAATATATATGGTTCATTGGGAATAGGCGACCAGACGCGCAGAAGCACTCCTGTACAAGTTACCGCAGTTGCATCTACATGGACCGACGTTGCTTTTATAGGCCATCCTTCTAAGGGTAATAGACAGAGTGCAATAGGAATTGCAGGCAATCAAATGTATGGCTGGGGATTTTCAGTCCTTGCTAATACATTAAATATTAACCTTACTCCTGTTACAAATGGATTAAGTGGATTATCATGGAAACCATTGCCATCTATGAATAGTGTAGCAACATTAATCACACAACGAGGACAACTATGGACATGGGGCTACAATGGACAGGGAAATTTAGGAATAGGAACAACAGATTTTTATAGTAGCTATTATGGTTATTATGAAATACAACGCGCTTCTTTGCCAATGGACGCAGTATCAGCATATTCTCTAGTCGCAAGATCTAGTCCTGTGCAAGTCGGTTCGAGTAATCAATGGCAGTCAGCATTTGCCGGAAACAATTTTAATTTAGCAATTAATAATAATGCACTCTATGGGTGGGGATTAAATAACACTAATGCAAGCATATCTGGTAGCTTGAGTAATCCTGCTTTCCTTGGTCTACCAGATACATATATTGCTGATCCACAGTTACTTGCAACAACAGCAACATCGGCATCGGCAAAGAATCTAACATACATATTAAAGAATTGAAGGTAAAAATGCACGAAATTGATAAAATGCTACAACTACAGCTTGTTGGAGAACACCAAGCTGCCAAAGAACTTTCAGACCGATTAGAAAATATTGGTAAAGATCAGATTCTAGATCCTAATGGCAAAAATACCGAGGATATTTGGTTTAGGCACTGCTTTAATCGAGGATGGTTCAAACTACAGGAAGGCGAATATCAAGAGGGAAGCCAACTATTAGAGTATGGTAGATTTCTTCAAGTCTATGGTAGTCCTCCATTAAAAACCACTAAGCCTATCTATAATCCTGATCAACATGATCTTGAGGGTCGATCTTTAATTATTAGTCTTGAAGGCGGGTTTGGTGACGAAATTATCCATGCAAGATTTGCAACATCATTTAAGAAAAAAGGCGCCAAAAAGGTTTATATAGCTGCTGCTCCAGAGTTAGTAAGTTTGCTTGAACGTATCGAAGGAGTCGATGGAGTAATACTCAGAGATCAAGCAGATACAATAGAACATGATTATTGGTTACCGGGATTTAGTGCTGGTTGGTTAGCAGGATACAATTACGATACACTGCCTAGTGATCCATACCTAAATGCAAATCCAGGCAGTCAGCAAATTTGGAAAAGCATCATTAATAGCGACAAGATAAAAGTTGGTATAAGATGGGCAGGAAATCCTAAATTTGAACATCAGCAGTTCAGAAGATTTCCTGAAGAATTTATAATCAATTTGTCCAAATACAAGGAACTGCAACTCTATAGTTTTCAAAAAGATTTCAATACAGTCAATTTGCCTGAAAATGTCGTAGATTTAAATAATCTGTTGATCAGCTGGGAAGATACTGCTGCTGCAATTTCATGTTTAGATATTGTCATTACCAGTTGCACCAGTGTTGCTCATCTATCAGCTGCATTAGGCAAAGAAACTTGGGTATTAACTCCGATCTTGCCATATCATACTTGGACTTATCAATGTCCTGAATCTAACACTTCACCATACTATAAATCAATCACGCTTTATCGTCAACGCACTCCAGGAAAATGGAATGATTGTTTTCAACAACTATACAAGGATATCGAGCAGCGATTCAATTTAGAACACATAGATTTGCCCGATCAAGATAAAACTTATCAAAAATTAAATCTTGGATGTGGTGTTAAACATGCTTCGGGATTTATTAATGTTGATCGATCTCAGATTTTTTCACCAGACGAGTGTGTTGATCTAGAAGTGTTTCCGTGGCCATGGGCAGATAATTCAATTGATCACATTATAGCCAAGGATGTGCTTGAACATCTTGGTGATACTTCACAAGATTTTATAAACATAATAAAAGAAATGTATAGAGTCAGTGCAAATGGAGCACTCTGGGAAATTCAGGTCCCTCACTGGAGATCCGATAACGCACTAGGCGATCTCACGCATAAACAAATAATAACCAAAAATACATTCCAATTATTTGATCGACAATATGCCTATGACAAATTGAAAAGCGGGTACAGTGAATCATTATTGGCATTTGAGCATGACATAGATTTAATGATTTGCGGCACAGAATTTGACTATGCCAAAAACTGGCAAGATAGAATTGCTAAAAATCAAATTTCTGTCGAAGAGCTTGAATATGCTTTAAATACATTTAATAATGTTGCGATTTCAACCAGACTTTTAATTCAAGTCCATAAGCCTGGTAGATTTAACAACAACGAATTGATGGCATTAATTGATGATTTGCAGAGACCTTAATTTACATTACAGTCATAATACAAAAGTTGAAAAAGCATATATCATAACAGTAACCGATAATAGCAAGAGTCAACAATACTCACAACGGTGCCAGGCAAGCTGCGATAGGGTTGGCATGCCATGGCAAACATGGGAAGCTTACAACGGATACAACAATCCTATAACGGTTCCTGGACATGCAACCAATCATGCTGTTATGAATATATTAAAAGTTACCGATCACTATTTGACCCGAGGTGAAGTTGCTTGCGCACTCAGTCATATTAGTTTGTGGAGTCATTGTGCTACTATAGATCAGCCCATTGTTATTTTAGAGCACGATGCCGTTATGATCCAAAGATTTGAAGAGCATAGTTCATTTAATTCCATTATCTATCTTGGTGGAGCAGAATGGGTAAAACATAACTGGCCAATATTAAATATACCTCCACATGCAACAGAGGGTCCAAATTATCACTTTATTTGTCGAGCGCACGCTTATTCAATTGATCCTACTATGGCAAAAAATCTTTTAGCTCATGTGATTAAACATGGAATTTGTGCTCCTTTAGATATCATGTTAAGAGCTGATTTGTTTAATATCACGCATAATGGTGTTTTTGCCTACGATGACGGAGATGCTGCCCTGACAACAATTGAAAATCGACCCGCTGAAGGCAGAACTACTAAACGCAATGACAGGCTAGAGTATTAATGTATAAGTTTACTTGGGATTTTAATTTTAACAAAGAAGGTGGCGCAAAAGCAAATATTGCTGCACTGATCAATGAATTTGGCCTTCCAACAACTATTGTTGAAATAGGATCATACGAAGGATTAACTACTTTTTGGATGAATGATGAAATTGGACCGTTGAATCCTAATCTTAAAATTTATAGTATAGATCCGCATGGCGGAAGTATAGACATAAAAGACGATTTTAACACAGTTGCTGAAAATTTTCACCACAATATGCAGGTATGCGAAAATAATAAAATCACTCACCTTAATAAAAAAAGTGAGCATGGCCTCGTTGATTTAATAAATCAAAGAATAGAAGCTGAATTGATTTATATTGATGGTGATCACACTGCCGGTACTGTATTAACTGACCTAGTCTTATCGTGGCAAATATTGAAAAATGGCGGAGTTATACTCTGTGACGATACAGTGGTGTGGAAATACAAAGATAAAAACGGAGCCTGTTCTGCGCAAATGAGTCCTAGACTAGCGGTTGAAACATTCATTCAATGCCATTGGCATGAACTTGAAATTTTGGCCTTGCCAAACAGTACTCAAACAGCATTTAGGAAAATTATATGAACAAAATAGTTTTTACCGCAGGATTGCCAAGAGCCGGATCTACTCTTCTTGGCGCAATATTAAATCAAAATCCTAGATTTTCAGCAGGTATTACAAATCCCTTGGCACCATGTATTCGATCAGTAATTAAAGAAACCTCGACTAGACTAGGAAATAGACAAGTTTGCGATATTGAAACAAGAAAGCGCATGGTTAAATCTCTCATAGAAATGTATCATGAAGAGGACTCTGCTGAAGTAATTTTTAACCATAACCGTACTTGGCCACTGGCTTTGAACATTATCAAGGATATATATCCAGATGCAAAATTAATATTATTAGTTCGTGACCTAGGATGGATATTAGATAGTTTTGAAGTTTTATTAAGAAAGAATCCCTATGTATATTCAAGATTATTTGATAATCTTGAGACGGATACAGTTTACGCTAGGTGTGAATCTCTTTTGAAAGAAAAAGGCACAGTTGGATTTGCCTATGATTGTGTTAAACAAGCAATGACAAGTGAATTTTCTGAAGATATTATGATCATTGATTATGATTCTTTTGTGTCGAATCCCAAATTAGCAATTGAAAATTTATATAATTTCATTGATGAACCGCTATTTGAGCATGACTTTGAAAATGTTGAGAGTAGTTTTGACGAATATGATGAAGATTTAAGTGCTCCAGGATTACACACTGTAAAACGCAGAGTGGAGTTTGTTCCTAGAAAATCAATTATTCCTCCTGATATTTGGTTAAGTGTTGAGGGCAAAGAAGTTTGGAAAATTCAAAATTCAAAGAATAGCTAAATAAGTGAAAGTAACTTATGGAGTTAATCTGTGTCCAAAATAAAACTACGTAGAGATCTAGCTGCCAACTGGGAAAGCATTAATCCTGTGTTATCCTCGGGAGAGCCTGGATTTGATTTAACATCTAAAAAATTAAAAATAGGCAATGGTATCACCGCATGGAACGGATTACCATATGTTTCTTCGGATAATACAGCTACTCCAGGACCACAGGGTCCACAAGGTATACAAGGTATACAAGGATCAGAAGGACCTCCTGGACCACAAGGTATTCAAGGACCTCGAGGACTTCAAGGATCTCAGGGTGTTCGTGGCGTACAAGGAATACAAGGACTTCGCGGCTCAACCGGAACACAGGGTATTCAAGGACTACAAGGCGCACAAGGTGCGGCAGTAAGATTACTTGGCACTGTTACCGATTTTACATCATTGCCAGGATCGGCCGAAATTGGCGACGGGTATATTACGGTTGATACTGGCGATCTTTGGTTTTGGGGAACAAATACACAATGGTATGACGTTGGTAGAATTGTTGGACCCCAGGGCATTCAAGGAATCCAGGGTCCCGTAGGTCCACAAGGTCCACAAGGGTCCACGGGCACTCAAGGAATTCAAGGTATTGAAGGTCCTCAAGGCGAACAAGGTCCTCGAGGACTTCAAGGAAATACCGGAACTCAAGGCATTCAAGGTCCACAAGGACTTCAAGGACTTCAGGGTCTAGTAGGTCCCGGAGTTGCATCTGGTGGAACTATTGGGCAAATATTAGTCAAAGCTAGTTCAAGTGATTACGATACCGCATGGTCAATACCATCAACCATAGCATTTACCGTTACTAACATAAGTTATTTTACAAATGATGTAGGATATATCACCTCAACTTCGTCATTGATAAATGGAACTGCAACTTTCTCTCTCAATACAGCCGGTACACTTACTTCGCCTGGATCTATTATTCCCGATACGGATTTATCATATGATTTGGGATCTACGTCTAGTCAATGGCGTAGTTTGTATGTAGGAACTGGCACTATCTATATAGGCGGAGTAGCTCTAGGCGTTAACCAGGACAACTATGTCACAGTCGATGGTAATCCTATTATTACATTAAACACCGCCGGTAATATCACACTTCAGGGTAATAATATTGTTGGTACTGTTACTATATCAGACACGGCGCCTGTAGTCAACACAGGAACACAATGGTTTAATACTGTTGAAGGACGTACTTATATTGCTGCCAACGGTTTGTGGTTAGATTCTAACCCAACACAAATTCCAAGTCCGGAAACATATCTAGATGGATTGGCAATTGATGGTACCATTATTAGTACTGCTAATGTTGACAGCGATGCTATTGTGGTAGATGGCGGGGATAATACAAAGTTATCTGTCAGCAACAATAGTGTAAAGATACAAACTCCCGGAGAGCAAACTCGTTCATTTTGGGTAGCAGAATACGGTGGTATAACCACCGCGACTACTACGTCTACATTTACTCTAGGCACCGGTGCTTTCTATGATAGTCTAGGCAATGTATATGTACTAGGAGCTATACAGTATGGTGACTTTAATTTTAACAATGTAGATAGTCTATTTTTAAAATATGACACTAATGGTAATTTACTATGGCATAGGACATGGCATGATGATGGAGGCTATAATTGTGGCACCGTCAATCAAGCATTTGCAATAGACAGTAATGACCGTATCTATTGGCTTGCCACTGATGCTACTGGATACAATTGTTGGACTGGTTATTTTGATACCGATGGAAATCTCGGGCTTGGCGGAACAGCCCAACAAAGTTTAGGATTTACCAACGGAAGCCTTTCTGCTACCGATATAGCATGTGATAATTCTGGAAATTATTATATAGCAGGTTCTTACTATAATAGCAATGATACTCCGGTGGTGATTAAAATCGACGGAGACACTGGAAATGTAATTTGGAACGGTAATATAATACCTGAGGATTTTGAAGACCTTCCTAGTTTCGGACGATATCGTGCTGTAACTGTTAACCCGGTGTCTGGTGATGTTTGGGCCATAGGTGATTACGACGACGATGGCGGTTTATATGCCATGCTATCTAAGTGGGACATCAACGGTACACATCAATGGACCAAAAAATTAGTTACTCAAACCGGGGATATAGCGTCTGCGGTAATATTTAACAGTGGTTTTGTTTATACCATAGTAAACGATGACGGCGAACAAAAAGCGGTGGTGTCTAAATTTGACACAGATGGAGTTTTGATATGGGCTTCAGATCTGGCAGTAGGAGCGGTAGATCCTATTGCGAATTACTTGGAGAACTCGGGCGCATACGATTTAAGTTTTGATGCCAATGGCAATGTCTATGTAACTGGAATAATACCATCTATTAGTAGCACTAATCAGTTGTGGATAACAAAACTTGATCCTTCTAATGGTGAAATGTTATACAGTCGTATGCTAGGAACACAATCGGGAGTAGCTATTATTGATGGATCTACCTATGGATTTAACAATGCTATTGGACACAGGGTAGGCGATATCTATGAAGATAAAATTGCTGTTACTGCCATAACTCCCTCAGATATTAATGACAGTACTAGTACTAACGAAATAAGAATAATAGTAGCGCAACTGCCTATTGATGGTAGTATTGTTGGCACATTTGATAATGTAAGTATACTTGACATTACAAATGACTTGAACAGTATCTGTTCAACCGGTACATATACTGTAACCACCTTAATGTGGTCAACCTCTACCGCAGAAACACTACAATCAACCAGTACATTAGGCATTAGTTATGTTACTGATATAATTGGACTATCTGGCGAAACAATTTCTTTAGACAGTGTCAGTAGATCTTCTACCGTAACCAACACTTGGACATTTGTCAACAATAATATCATACTACCACCAGGTGGTGATATCCTTAACAGCAATGGAGTTAGTGTGCTGGGCGCTACTAATGGCACCGCAGCAAATGGTTGGCAAATAACTTCTGGTACCTACAATGTATCTGTAGCCGATACAGGCGTTGTTACAATGGCAACAAGTCGTGGAAATATAGAGTTTGGCGCATTGCCAGAATGTATCGGCGGAGTAAGTCACTTTCATATTATGAAGGCAGTAGATTCTGATGCCGTAGATTTATACTTTGGTGATGACTACAACTATGTACTACAGCGTGGTAATTCTGCATCTGAACTAGCTGGAAATACAAACGATTACGGTGTTGAAATTGGCACTAGGGATTTAAGTACCGAAACTAGCACCCAACATGTCTGGCGTTTTGGCACAGATGGTGTCTTAACATTAAGCACAGCCAGTACAATCCTAGGTAATAACAATGATCCTAATATCTACATCGAAACTGCCACAACCAGTACAACCAGTACATGGACATTTGGCACCGACGGTTTACTAACACTGCCTGCGGCTACTCCTATAATTCGAGGTGGTGGTACAGGTACGGATGTTACAGTAATTGCCACAACTGGTACAAACACAGCAACCTGGACATTTGCCGCAGATGGTAGTATTAATGTAGGACAAGCACAAGGTTTTATAGTTCGCACCATGACCGGTGCTAACGCAAGCCCTAGCAACTATGTATCTACATTTGAATTTGGGGTAGACGGTACATTAATATTGCCTCAAGGTAGTGTTATAGGTGAAATAAACAACACCACAGTTATTACACCTCCTGGGGCACTGGCAGGCCAGGGATTGGCTATTAGAACAACCGCAGGTGGCGGACTGCAAAGCGCCAACACATTCACTCCGGGTGGCACAATAATAGTGACATTCGTTGATAATGGTGCACACTTTAGTGATAGCCAAATCAGCGGCGAAAGCAATACCTGGACCTATACTATTACAGGAATATCTCAAGCAGATTTAGGTAGTCCGTTGACTGGTGTATTCTTGGGTGAAAATTGGACTATTGTTAACAGTACTAATGTTAATACAGCAACATTTAACATTCCTGCCCTAAGTAACGGAACAGGATTTACAATCACACTAGATAAAATAATGACCCAGCCTCCATTCAATCTTGGCACTAGTGTTATATTAGATAGCAATGGTCGTAATAGTCTCACCATTGGATCTGTTCCTGAAATAAGTCATGTACACTTGACATCTGTTGATCCTTCAACCGTTGACCTATTTCTAGGCGATGATGATCAATATGTTAAGATTGAAAAGAATCACGGTGATGTTGTTATTGGCACTGGTATGATAGGTGTTCCAATCGGCTTGGACAGTTGGAGCGGAGAGGGTGGATGGGACTCCACTCCCTACATCAATACAGCCACAACAGGTGGCTCAGGTACAGGTTTGACAGTAAATGTTAATTCTTCCAACGGTGGATACATTGATATCAATTCCATTACTATAGCTAATCCTGGCACAGGATATACCGTTGGCGATGTTATAACCATTAACAATGAAAACGATCTTCCTGGTACATTTACAATCAGTACTGTTACTAATTATTCAAACAATTGGACCTTTAGCAACACCGGTACAGTAACATTCCCAGATGCCACCGTTCAACACACAGCATATCCTACTGGGCAACAGACTGTTCTTGTTAATGCGGCATCAACTAGCACGGCGATAGAGTTAATGGAACTAACAGGATCAGTAGTAATGATATACCCAGAGACTGGTTACGATACGCCAAATGAACTACACGCAATAGTTCTACCATTCGACAATCTTGGACTTAATCCAATTATTGCTGTAGGAACACGCATTACAGTTATTAATCAGTATACTGGATCTGTTGATATTACTGGTTGGTCAGGTGGGCCATACACTATGCAAGAGTATGAAAGTTTAGAGTTAATTTATACATATAATCCAGACTATAATGGAAATATGTGGTGGTTAATTAACTCATATATTTGGTAATAAAATGTCAATAACTATTAAATCAGCACAAACTATCAGCAACGGTGTTACATTACGAGGTAACAATACTCAATATGTAATACCAGCTGTCCCAGATAGACTATTTGAACTAGATGCCAGCATCTACGAATCGGGTGCCACTTGGTTAGATCAGTCAGGTAATGATAGACACGCTACATTACATGGTACAGTTCCTTACTACACTGATTCAGTGGGTGGATATTTTGGTTTTACAGGCCAAGGTGTCAATTACATTGATATAGCAGGTAGTGAGTCGGGTTGGGGTATAGCAGATAATATACCACCTAATGCCACACTCAGCATATGGGCAAACATCAATCAAATCTCTTTTTATCAACATGTTGCAGGCTGGCGCGGCGGTTACTTTCATTTTTATTTTTTAATGCTGGCCAACCAACTGAGTAATATAACAGAAGCAAGAGTTGTAAATTCTGTGGGTAGTTATGATATAACCATACCTTACAATGCTTATTTTAATACCTGGGCTTATATAACATTCGTAGCCGACAGCAATACTGGACAATCAATACTTTATATTAACTCTACTCAAATAGGAACGGCTAATATTGGCAGTGATAATTGGGTCAATACTAATATACCATTTAGGATAGGCAGTGCTGACGGAGGAGACTTTCCCTTAAACGGTTATATTGGTGGAGTAACGGCCTACAGCCGAGCACTTACACAGCAGGAAGTCACTAGTGAGTTTAACAGAACTAAAACAAGGTACGGACTATGAGTCTAATACTTAATTCAGGATTCACTATAGGTCCGGGCGTGGTGCTAGATGCTAATCCTTATATCCCGCCATCTGTTGTCAGCAGTGGATTGGTGCTACACCTTGATGCCAGCAACCCCTACTGCTACACTGGATCAACAGGTATAGTACCACATCAAAGCGTAATTGATGATTTGTCTATCTATGCGGGTTATCCCTATGCCCAAGCCGGCTATGTTCAAAATCCAAGTTACAGTATAACCTGGACTGATGATGGATCAGCCAGTTATTTTACTTGGCCAAGCAATGCCTATGCCGATGATTACATTAATATAACTACGCAACGCATCTACAGAGACTTTACCATAGTATTCCAACCAGATTTCTCGGCTAATGGATTTGGTGGGCTATTTGGCGTGACCGCAGATAAGAGTATGAGATTCTACAGTGGCGTCAACGGCACAGGGCCTTGGGTTGCGGCCAATCCGGGCAACGGAGACGATTGGGCCGCCGGTCCAACTACCTATTACATAAACGGTCAGGCCAGTGACACTACAGTAGCAGGCTGGAACATCATGGGCGGAGCAAGAAACAACGCAGGATTCCCTGAGCCTTCAGATTTAAGGATCGGTACCAGTTGGTATCAGTATCGCGGCTTTCAAGGTAAGATCGCAGTGGTTCTAATGTATGACAGAGTGCTAACAGATCAAGAGCAACTACAGAACTATAATGTTCTACGAGCAAGGTTCGGACTATAAACGAGTAAATAAAGACATGACAGCAATAACATTTCCAACAAACCCTATAATAGGACAATCGTATGTGGCTACTAACGCTGTAACCTATACATGGACGGGTGATCGATGGTCATCTAGTCAGGCGATCGGTAGTAATCAAGCAAAATATTATGTGGAGGGTGGCGATTCTGCATGGACCTACACTACAGCAACAGACATCACCCTAGATGGTGGAACAGCATAATCGGAGTATACAATGACAGCAAGAATTAAACTAAGAAGAGATACAGCCGCTAATTGGACCACTAATGATCCGGTATTGGCATTAGGTGAAGCAGGATACGACTCTACTAACAATGAACTGAGAGTAGGTGACGGTACCACTGCATGGAGCGGATTAGAAGCTGTTGGCGGCGGAGTTAGCAATGCTGTTGCTATTGCTCCAGAATTTGGACCTGCTATAACTTTTGCCCGTCCAGAAAATACAGCAACAGATGCTGTTAATGCTGTTGATGTTATTGACGCAGGTGTGGCACTAGGTCGTAACAGTAATCAGGGTGGACTATTAAACACTTTAGAAGACAGCCTAAGCGGTTACAACAGCGGTAACTATGCTGGCCAACCAACATATACAGAGTGGAACACAGATGGTTTAGCAGATTTAAGCAACGTAACCACTAGAGTTTATGACAACTTTAAGAACATGAAACAGAGTCTCAGCGACGACGAGTTTCTTGCCACCCATTTGATCATGCACGATACACTCAACGACAAGTATTACACATTTAAGTTCAGTCGCTGGAGTGTGAGGGATAATGGTGGTGATGGTGGATACAGTTATGTTCGTAGATTGATCAATCATACTCAATACTTTACTAAACCTAACTATCAAACTACCACTACCGACACGGTTGCTACTGGATTAACAATCAAACGAGGAAACAACGGCGGTATCTATAATGTTGCAGCTGAAGGTAGTTTTAACAGTGATGTTAGTCCAAGTGGCACAGAATGGAATATTGATGGATGGAGTGACCTAAGCAATCTACTCACAAGAACTTATACTAACTTTACATCAGCATTCAGTTATCAAATTGGCGAAAGAATCATTGGCAAAGAAGCTGTCATGCACGATACTATCAATGACAAATATTATGCTGTAAAATTCCTGGAATGGGGACAGAATAATGGCGGCAGTTTTACCTGGCAACGCAGATTAATTGATACTACTCAACTCAATGAAGGTCTACACTTTGCTGATGGCACAGTACAGACCACAGCTGGTGTTACATTCAATGATGACGGGAGTTTGAATTTAGATGGCGGACTTGCCTTGCCATATCAAAATAACCCATCCTATCGGACTGGCAACAACAACTACGGCCGAACATTAAAGTTAAGTAATGACAGCAAAAATTCAATTGTTATCACAGGACCGGTGGCTACAGAGAACAACTCATATGCCCAGCGTATCGTAATCCAGGGACAGCGTGGCTATGGCTCAACCAGTACTACAGGTGAAGGTGGTGATGTTTATATCTGGGGAGGAGTTGGTGGAGAAACCAACAATAACAGCAATGGCTGGGGCTACGGTGGTGGCAGCGGCGGTGATGTTAAATTACGCGGTGGTGAAGGCCTTAACAGCGACGGTGGTTATGCTAAAATTGAAGGTGGCAATGTTGCTCACTTTAACACCTCTACCACAGGCAATGCTGGATTTGTGGAAATCACCGGCGGTGATGTAACTGTTGATAATGCCGCAGTTAGTAGCCACGGCGGCGACATTAGAATCACAGGTGGTCGTGCTTACTCAGCAACCACACAGTCTGGAGTTGTTCAGGTAATCACAGGCGGTCGTGCCAATGGTGATGTTATTGGTGACAAGATTTGGACATTTGGCAATGATGGTAGGACTAAAATTCCGCACGGCTCTAGTAATCCAACCACCGCTCGTGGTGCTGACGGAGACAAAGCAGGTATGATACTAGTTTCAGGTGCTTATCTATACTATTGCTACGCTGATTATACAGATGGTCAATCAGCAATTTGGCAAAAAGTAAGTATGGATAATACAGACTGGGATTAACTTCTAATACCCTGTTCTTTTAACTTAATACAAGTATCGCATCTTCCACAAGGTGCGATACTTTTTTCATTGTACACAGGGTGGCGACATGACCAAAACATGTTACGCAATGATTCAGGCAAACTATCATAAATCTCACGCTTGCTCATTTCAAGCACGGGATATATTTTCTCCACAGTTGTAAATGCCGCAAGTATAGCATTTGCTCGTTTGCGCCTATCTTCTAAACTATAGTTACTATCATTGGCCTGCATTCCCATAGCAACTCGTACAATGTTAGGATTAACACTACAAATATATCCAGCAAAGAAGTTGATACTGTCTGTGTCATACATAAACTGTCCATTGTAGGGTTGTGATCCTATTTCGCTTTCACTATAGATAAAACTAAATCCCAGTTTTTCTAGCTCTTTGAGAACACGATCAACAACTATTGCTTCGGCGCGATCTCTGTGTTCTACATTACGATTGTGTATGTGATGTATGTGTAGAATGTAGTCTTTATATTCTTTATCAGTTAACAGTTTGTATATCATGCCCAAGCTGTCTAATCCGCCCGAATACATGGCTAATATTATTTGTTGTTCCATATATAAAATGTATAAACCTCATTAATAGGATGTTCTTGTGGTCGTGGTGTTAGTTCTTCAGCACAGGGAAAATAACAAGCATACTTAGTAGGCCAGTTGGGATTTAGAAAAGTTCGTGATATAAAGCAATCACAGTTTGCTAGTACAATAGGCAATAGATGATGTGTAAACTCTTTGCCAAGACTTAGACCGCCATCTATGATAATAGTATCCCAGTGTTCATTCAGAGTGAACCAATCTTTTATTAATATCTTAGGATCGTCATACACTGGCTCTAGGTCCCATGCTTCCGTGCATAAAGGTAACAACAGTTTAGTGCTACCTAACAGCAACACGCGGCCTTTGCAATAACTTTCAAATACACGATAATCATCATCATTGGGCGCGGCAGGCCATTGTAATCCTGACCAAAATATAGAATCGTTGATTATACTCATGTGGGTATTTAACACCGAGTAGATCAGCTAATGCAATAAAGAATGCGATATTCTAACTAGATAAATATAGAATTCAGAGATAAACAATAACATTAATATTTAATAAATAATAATGTGCAGGGACAATACAGGCCCGCCTAGGAGAATTAAATGTTAACTAAAGTCATCGGAACACCTACTGTTATAACAATGTCAGGAACTGCTCAAACAGTTTCTATTACCACAAATGAATTTGGAACTGTATTGGGAATACCAAACCTCAGACTTCCTGCTACAAAAATTCGAATCGCAACTAATTCACAGCCTGCATATGTTAGTTTTGATGGTACAACTGCTACCACAACCACTAGTGTGTTAATTCCTGCAAATTCGTCCGAGCATTTCAAATTAAATATCAATACTGTTAGTACAACTACTAATAGCATAATTGTTAAAAGTGCAGTAACAGCGACTATTAGTGTGTTACAAGCAGGAACTGCTGGAATACTTTCAGTTGTTGCAGTAGCGTAAGGAAACGACGATGAAGATTAGCGAACTATTAAGACAACTGTTAGACGTAATAACTGCTGCTGAACAGGAACAAAATAACCACAATGTTGTACCTAATGCAGCAGAACTAACGGCAGTTAATGCAGATGATGAGGATCATACTGACGGCACAACAATGATTCCGCCTCTTCAACAAAAGTTAGAATTACTGAAAAAGTCAAATGATGTTGATAGCTATTATGATGATGAATGTGATTCAAGTCATGATGAGCTTAATGACATAAAGAAAAATGCAGGAATTGCGTTCATCGCCGGTGAAGACAACGACATAGGAGATTAATCCCTATGGGACGTACTAGGAAATTACAAGCTGGATTAGCTCAACGAGATTTCTCACTATTCGTTGGTGAATACGGCCATTTATTCTACGATAATGATACGGGTTTAATTAGAAGAAGTGATGGACAAACACCAGGCGGAGTTGCAATTTCCGTAAACACTAATGTTGTTACCACAGAGAGTATTCTTCCTGATGTTGATAATGTGCATGGAATAGGCACACCTGAATTGCGATGGAATCATATACACTTAGGCGATGGAGGTGTTTATTTTGACGGTGTATATAGCACTCCACAGACAGTTCCTTATATTCCAAATGCATTGACAGGAAGTCTAGTTCCAGCAGTAGACAACAACGTTAGTTTGGGTAGTACTTCCACCAGGTTTGCTAACTTGTATCTAGGATATCAAGGATTATTTCTAGCCGATGTCACTACTGATGCTAATGTTAATATCACTGTTAATAGCGGAACACTATACGTTGCCGGCGCCGCGAATTTAGCTATTGGCAATCTTGTGATCCAAGACACTACATTAAAAAGTGCAAATTCAACACTTAACATTAGCATCGGAGACACCAACGACACTGGTTTTTTCTATGTAAAGCGCAAGTCACAATTTAATAATATATCATTTAGTGACACAGAACCAATGGTTTCCTTTAATGCAGCTGGTGGCATTGAACCTCTCACTATTTTCCCAGACACCGTACTACAAACCGTAGGTCGACCAAATAAAAATAGCAGAATAATTCAGCGCGCATATGGTAGCACCAGTGAATCAGGTGGCAATAGTTCATATGCAGTGTGGGGCAGTTATGCTGCTCGAGGTACAATAGCAGCGCCACAAGCATTAAAACAAAATGACATTCTTGCAAGAGTTAGTGCTAATGGATATGGCACAAGCACATGGACTGCAGGAGGTGCAAGAATTGAATTTATTGCGTTAGAAAATTTTACAGACACTGCTAAAGGTACCAGAATTAATTTTTGGACAACTCCTGTGGGCCAAGTTGCTTCTCAGAATGTTGCTAGTATTAATAGTGTAGGCATGGTAACATCAGGCGTAGAGTTTTCTGCAACAGGCAGGGTTCAAACAGATGCAGGAATTCCAATTACTGCCAAAGCTGTTTCAAGTGCTACATATGTGGCAACACTAGGCGTAGATGGAAAGTTAGATTCAAGTCAAATACCTACGAGCTTATCAGGTGCATTGGTGTACAAAGGCGGCTGGGATGCTAATGCGAATTCTCCGTCTCTAAGCAATGGTGTGGGCACAGACGGCTGGGAATATTCTATTACTATAACGGGTACTCGTAGTCTAGGAACACAAACAGGCACATTAACGTATGAAGCGGGTGGATTTATAATCTACGGTGCAGGAATTTGGAACTATACTCCGCCATTTAGTAATTTTACATATGTTACTGCTGCCAGCGGATCACATATTCGAATTAATAACAATCAAGGCACACAGGAAACCGGAGTTATTGGAATAAGTTTAGATGCTACTCCTACTGCATCCACTTCAACTATAGTAAGCCGTGATGGCAGTGGAAACTTTGCCGCAAATATGATTACTGCTAATCTAACAGGAGTAGTAACTGGATCAGTAAGTGGCAATGCTGGAAGTGTTTCTAATGGTGTTTATACTATTGGCGATCAAACAATAGGTGGAACTAAAACTTTTACCAGCGTTATACAGGGTACCATAACCAGTGCAACTCTTGCCGCTAGTGTAGTTGGTGGTATAGGAGTAGCCTCTCTTACGGCAGGAACTGGCACAGTGGTATCAGCTTCTACTGGAGCAGTGACTGTGTGGATTAACACCGCTACATTAGTTGCAAATGCAGTGTCAGCTACTACATCCAGCCGTGCAACGACCGCAACAAATCTCGCAGTTGCTACTTCAATACTTGCTGGAACATTATCAGCGGCCACTGGGAATATTGGTAAAAACTCGATTGCTACAGTGACATATACAATAACAGGATTGACTACCAGTCATAAGATTATAATAACTCCAGGCACAGATATGCCAGATCATCAATTTGCGGTAACAGCAGCTTATGCCAGTGCTCTCAATACAGTTAGTATACAGTATGCTAATAATAGCGGCAATGCTATTAGTGTTACATTAAATATAAATTATTTTGCGTTTGTATAATGGATAAGCAGTTGAAAAATCCTGTAGTTAAAGGTACTTGTGATTCCAGTAAATGCGGCGCTATATGTTGTTATACTAAGATTTTCGATAATCAAGGAAAATTTGTACTTGAACCGTGTGAATATCTTGACACAGTTGAATTAAAGTGTAAAATATACGAAACACGACCTGAAGGATGCAGGACATATCCTATGGTTAATAATTTGAAATCATATATACATCCTGGTTGTGGATATTATCTAGATGAAGAATAAGTAAATTTTGAGAACGATATACTTATAAATAACAATAAGAATCAAAAGGCGTAAATTTTATGAGAGCGGCAGAATTTTTAAGAGGATTAGTTGACATGGTTTCCTCGATGGACCGTGCAACTCCTATTGTGTTTAACGTCACTGTCAATGATTCTGCTCCTGCTGCTCCGGTAGTTGTAAATGTGAATAATGGCGCAACTGCTGCACCTGAAAAAGAAGAACCAGTAGTAGACGATGATGTTGGTCAATTCGTTCCTCCACTACAGGCAAAAATTGAATTACTTAAAAAGTCATCAAACGTTAAATCTGTTTTCGATACAGCGGCCGATGAGGACGAACCTTTCGAAGGATAAGGAATAACACATGTCCTTTATCCAAAAATTCAACACCAGTTTTCAACGGTATAATAACGGCGATACTCGTATCGGCGAGATCAATCGTATATGGTACGATGCCAACACCAATACACTAAGGATTGGTGATGGAACACCCGGTGGCCGATTAATTTCAGGAGGAACCGGCACCGGTACTTCAGTAATTACTGCTGCTACCACTTCTACTCTAGGTGGAATTTATGTCGGACCAGCGGGATATATATTACAAAGTGATGGAACTACTGCAACATGGGTTGCAACAACTGACTTATTAAATCTTGCCTCAATTGATGGCGGAACTTACTAAAGGAAACAAAATGAAAAAACTATTCTATGCATTATTACTATTTTTACCATCGACAGCATTTGCAAGTCCATGTGATCAATTCTATCCTAATGGTAAAGAAATCGTAGTACCTGATACAACGGTACTTTGTAATTCATTCTTTGTGTCAGTTTTTGATCAAAAAACACATGCAAATATTTTTTCATCGGAAATAGTTCAGCCAAGGATCAAAAAGGTGGAACGTACTAACAACTTTCGTGCTGACAAACGAATTCCAAACTCTCCCACGCCGGAAGATTATACCAATACGGGCTACGATAGAGGACATATGGTACCTGCGGCTGACGCTGACGATCAAGTTGAAATGAGCGACACATTTCTCATGACTAATATGACTCCACAGCTGCCTTCTGTGAATCGTATAGCATGGAAGAACCTAGAGGATCGTGTTCGCTCAGTGCCATTTAAGTACGTTGTTACAGGTGCATATTACAGTTCTGCGCCAAAAACAATTGGTGTCCATGAAGTTCCAGTTCCTGATATGCTATATAAGGTGGTGTTTTTTGAGAGCGGAAATACCGCAGTTTATATCGTAGACAACATTGTTCCTAAATCAACTATTTCTACGATGAGTTTAGATGCACTAGAAGCTAAAATTGGTTACAAACTACGCTGAAAATAAAAGGCACTCATCAAATCAATGATGAGTGCCTTATTTCTTATAAAATATATTACTTAATTACGGGCTATGCCCCACATACATTATTATTTTTAGTAATATTATTATTTCTTGGTTGCACCTGCGTTAACAAATGCATACATCTTTTCGGCAGTTTCAATTACTTTTTCGAGACCAGGAAATTCAGGCATGCCCACCGTAGTTACAAGTTGTCCTGTCTTTTGGTCTCGCTCAGTAGACATTTCCCAACCATTGAACTTAAAGTGAAACTCTTCAGCTACAAGTTCTTTGGCCAACTTTAAAATATCACTGCGGATTTCATATCCGTTCTTGTTGAACTTAACTTCTGGTAGTTTTGGCATTTCAAATGATGACATAATAATTCCTTTCTGTGTATGTCTGTCACAGCATTCACTGTTGCTGTATTATATATTTATAATTTTGTAAAATCAAATGAAAAAAATAATATTGTTGTAAAATCTATAAATACAACAAAGGAAAAGATTAGTGAAACGTCAAACCCGCAGCTTACTTGAAGAACTCAACGATATCTCTGTTAAAAAAGATACGGAAGCAGTAGTTGAAAGTAGAGCAGTACACGTTATTAATAGTGCAATTAATCTTCTAGGATTAATAAGAGAACACTTTGAGCCAGATGCTGCATACGAATTAGAAAGACGTTTATTAAACTCGATCAAAGGCAGTGACCCTGCTAAATTCACCAGAGGTATTCGCAAAATACGTGATTCTCGCATAGTCAAAAATAATCTCAAAGTCATTACTGGTGATGTAAAAGACGACGATTAACTCCTATTTTTTTGATTTTTTAATAAATAATTATATCAAAATACTTCGGAGCGAAGTATATTGTCATAAGAGGAGAATTTAATATGGCATACGGAATTACACGAGTTAACGGTGGTGCACTACCAACAACGGAAGCTCAAGCAAGAACTCAGGGAACTTTTCACGGCGGTTATCAAATTCGTTGGTTTGAAGTGGCAGATACAGGATATGACACTACTCCAGGCATCGTAGACAGCAATTTTGAAAAAGCTGTCCGCGCAATTCAAAACCTTGCAACTATTGTTGTGCTTGGTGTTCCAGGATCAGCCGGTTTCATCGTTGGTGTTGATGGTGGATCATATTACGGTCGCGGCGACAATACTGGTTATGCAGCTAATGAAAGTGCAGCAGACCTTGAGTCAGCAATTGAAGCAGCAGTTCCAACATGCACTGTTACTGAAAAGTATCTTGGTGGTGGTACCGGTCTAGTATTCACAACTGTTTCGTAATTAATACTTAACAAACTAATGGAAAAGGGGGTTTTAGCCCCCTTTTCTTTTGACTATAAATATCAACAACAGGTTGATAATGGAAATAATAGAAATTAAAACATTGGTTGATATTACCAATACCAATGTTAGACGAGTAAATCAAGGCACTCAGTTGCAATTTTTCCAATTTAGAAATTGGACAACTCTATTGCAATGCATTAGTTTACGATCAAATATTGAATATGAACATGATCCATATTTTAAAGAGATAGATATAACAGGAATGGGATTCGGTAAAAACTATTCAGGAATTCATAAAATCTGGACATTTAGTTTTACTCCAGCTCAATCAGACACCTTTTTTAACTTAAATGATCAAACTTTTCTATTAAGAGAAGACCTGGTCAATGTTCCAATTATCATAAATTTAACAGAAACGATAAATATCAAGAATGCGTTATTCGATTTGGATTCCGCAGACTTTTGTAACACCATTGTTAAGGCATTTTAGGCATATCACAGGCATCAATAGACAACCATAATTTATTTCCTGGGAGGAATGACATGTCTACACCAACTGATTTAGAGAAAACAAGTCTGGAAGCTCACGTTGATTTGTGTGCAATTCGTTACAGTCAATTAGAAAATAGACTAACAGTTATTGAAAGTAAAGTGAGTACATTACAGAGTACAATTGAGAAAAGTCACATGAGCATGATAAAAGTTCTTGTGGGAACAGCAGGAACGGTCATCACCGGCGTCATCTCGACGATTATTGTTATTTTAATGAATGCGAATTGATATATGAGAGCCAGAGAGTTCATTAGTAAAAATATTACAAATGAAGCCGGTATTTTTGATACTTTGGCAAAAGGAACTCCTGCACCTACCCAAGTGGGTAAAATAACATCCGTTGGTACAAATCAGACAGGGCAATCTTCAGGAGGGCCCTTGTCTACAACAGGTACGATGTTACAAAATAAAGACACTGCATCTAATTCATCAAATACTTCTGATAAAACCCCACAACAAATTCTTGCAAATAAACAGCAGCAACAGCTCACTATGAATAATTTAGATAAAATTGCTGCACAAATTGTTGCTCTTAAGCAAAATTTAATCAAACAGCAAACATCATGAAAATTCATCAGATTCTAGGTGCACCGGCAATTATTCTCACTAATGAAGAGCGTAATTTTATTTTTAGTCATAGTCCTAAAATTTCAATAAGTAAACTCATTGATCGCGATGAAGTAGTAGCAAGAACCTTGGTACGAAAAGGCGTTTATGAAGTTAGTGATGACAGTCAAAGTATTTTATTGAAGACTGCGAAAGTAAACAAGAATTTACTCTGAGATAAATATACTTACTACAAATTTTGGAAACAAATATGAAAACATTTGAAATAAACCAACCTGTTACAGCCGCTGCTCTGAACGAGAGTTTGCACAAGCAATTCAATGTCAGAATTAATTTTGACAAGTACACACGAGCGCAGTTAGAGGATTATCGAAATATTCTCAGAACTAAGGTTCATCAACTTGAAGGTGAAGCGAACTTCAATGATCTTTTGACCAATGAGAATTATCAACGGGACAAGTTTGTTTTGGGTGTTTTAAATACCAAAATAAAAGAAATGCTAGGCGAAGCAAAATTAGCTGAAAAAGCAGTAAGCAAGGCGCAGCAGAGATTCATGGGAATGGTCCATGCTGCACAGAAGGGCGAGAAGCCTGCTAGTAAAAAAGTTGCCAATGCTGCTAGAGAAATGAGCAAGAAAGCTGCCAAGGATTTTGCAGCAACTAAACACAAGGGCCTCCCCGCTCACATTTCAGAATCAATGCATAATAATTTCATGTTCACCACAGAAATTGAAGACCCACGAAATCCAGGTGATTACATTGATGTCGGTATAAATTATACATATGTTCCTGAAGAACCAGAAACTGGTCCCTCATATTATTCAGGCGGTGAACCAGGGAGTGCTGCCGGATTCGAAGACCTTGAAGTAATCAATCTGGCAACTGGGCAAGATATTACAAATCTCGTTGACGAACGGTCATTAGAGAATGAAATTATGCATGACGCAGAAGAACGTCAAGACGCCGAGCATCATGATCGAGGCGATTGGGAATACGAGCGTAGCCGCGAACACAATTATCACGAAGGTAGAACAAACATGACAAACAGAATTTCCGAAGCTAAAAAGAAGGCAAAACCAGACTATCTTGATCTAGATAAAGACGGCAACAAGCGAGAGCCAATGAAGGGTGCAGCAAAGTCTGCTAAGAAGGTCAAAGAAGCACAGGTAAACGAACTTGGTCGTGGTACTGTGGCTTCTTATGCTAAACAACGCACGAGTCAAATGGCGAATGATGCTGCGGCTTCGGGATATGCTTCAGGCAGACGAGCCCAGGCTAGTTCGAATGCTGAACGTGATGCAGTTCCTTCTCCGAAGGGAATGAAGCAGCCATTTACTAAAATGAATGCAGTCAACACTGCATTTGATAAACTAGCTGGCACTGCTAGAGTTCCAGCCAAGGAAGGCAAGAACGCAAAACCAGACTATCTTGATCTAGATAAAGACGGCAACAAGCGAGAGCCAATGAAAAAGGCTGCCAAAGATGCTAAGAAAAAGAAGATGGCAGAAGGCAAGATGAGTGCAGCCGAGAGAGCACACCACCACGCAGTAGAATATGAACGTCATCACAAGCAGGGTAATCTAGAAATGGCCCTACATCATAGAGATGCATGTGATGAATGTGGTGGTATGATTCAACACGGTCCAATGGGCGAATGCTGGCACATGCACTCTGGTAAAAATGGTGGTACACCTTATCGCGTAAGTGATGATACTGCACATAATATGATAATGACTCAGGAAAGTCGCAAGTTTTTCAGACTTCGTAGAACTGCAATTGCCGAAAGTATTGCAACTTACATCGCGGAAGATGAAGAAGGCAAAGCAAAAGCAATCACTGCCGGATCCGATATGGTAAACGATTTTACAACATGGATGCAGCGAGTTGGTAACTATCAGACTAAGTCGATGATTGAGTTGGCTGACAATATTCGCGCAAACTTTGGAGTTCAAGAGGCAGAACGATTTAAAGGCACAGTTGGACAAGCACTTGAGGGTGCATTGCAGTCGCTAACTGCTACCCGTGAGGAAATCAATAATGCAGTTGCGGTACTAGCTGGTGAAGCGCCTGCTGAAGAACAAATGGGACAAGAGCCCATGCTTGGTAACGAAAATCCAATGCAACCAGGTGATGAATACACCGATCAGGGAGCAGACGATGAATTTGCAGCAAGCGATGCAGCGGCTGGCGGTATCGAAACAGCAGGCCGTATGAAGAGAGAAAGCATCGAGCGCGGCAATCGCTTGATGAGAATTCTAGGATCATAATGCGTCTTTACGAACTAGCCGGTAGCATGTTTCAGGATGATCTTTTGAATATCCTAAAAGTAATGCAAGGTCGTGCTATAAGCAAACATTCGGAATCTATTATATCTTGGACAGCAATTAACAACCTGCTGATGCCTCGTGGTCACGGAAGGGTCAGTAAAGAAATATTGGAAAAGATCCAAGATCAGCTTGATCCTGATGGCAGCATAATTCAAGTTGTAGATGATTTTGGAATAACATTGAATACTGGCGAAAGTGATGTACCAGAGGAGGAACCACTAGAAATGCCTGGTTCCTCCGCAAAATCTGTTGATCAAATGGCACATAATGTAGTTCAAAAAGAGTTGAAATAATTAACAAAATGTTGTACAATATTGTATATGACAACTATAACTCCTCCTCCATTCGTTGAAAAATTTCAATATCAAACTTGTAAACAAATTAATGATCCTATAACCGGAAAACGAGTCTACGCTACTCCTGATGGTGAACGACTACCATCAGTTACGACCATTCTAGGTGCAACCAAAGACATGACAGCACTCAATGAGTGGCGCAATAGAGTAGGACACGATAAAGCCAATCAAATTACCAGAGAAGCCGCCGGAGTAGGTACTGCCATGCATGCCAATTTGGAGCGTTATCTAAAGGGTGAGCAAAGACAGCCGGGCAACAATCCAGTACATATAAAAGCAAATGCCATGGCAGACCAAATCATTCACCATGGATTGAGTAAAGTTAACGAAGTGTGGGCAATGGAACAGTCGTTGTATTTTCCGGGGCTATATTCGGGAACGACCGATTTAGTTGCAGTGTATGATGGCGAGCCTGCAATTTGTGACCACAAACAAACCAATAAACCTAAGAAAGCTGAATATGTCGAGGATTATAAAATTCAGTTAGTAGCATATGCAATGGCACACAATCAAGTATATGGCACTGATATTCGTCGTGGAGTAGTATTCATGTGTAGCCGTGGCAATGATTCTGTAAAAGTTGGCGGCGAAACATATCAACAGTTTGATTTATTGCCTGATGATTTTAACAAGTATCAAGATATGTGGCTTTCAAAAATTGAAGAGTATTATGCCGCCGACAAGAGATAGACTGTTCAGATAAATACTTTGTATTAGGAGAATCTAGGTGTCCATAGTTCAAATCAGCAGAATTCAAGTCCGTCGAGGTCAAACCACAATCACAGGTGTTCCACAACTTGCTAGCGGTGAACTTGGATGGAGCGTCGATCAGCAACAGTTGTATATTGGAAATGGAACGGTCAGTGATGGTGCGCCAGCAGTAGGTAATACTAGAATTTTGACTGAACATGATGCAAACATTTTTGCACTTACTACTCCTAATTATATCTACTTAAATACGGAAAGCGGACCTTCGGTCCAAACAGGTCCATCTAGTAATCCTAACATTATTAGATTCATGCAGAATAAACTGGATGATACAGTTAACTTACGAGACTTTGGTGCAACAGGAAATGGAGCGGTTGCAGACACTGGTGCTATACAACGAGCAGTCCTTCATGCGTCTTCCACTGGAAAAATTCTAAATTTTCCTGAAGGTACTTATCTAGTAACTGCCACAATATATCTTCCTCCACGTACTGAGATCAGAGGATCAGGAATTAATAAGACCACACTGGTCGCGACTACTACTGCAACCATATTTCAAACAGTAGGCAGAGATATTAATGGAAGTATAGTATTGAATCCAAGCGGAGCGGTATCGACTCCTAGAGATATTGTCATTGATAAAATTGGATTTGTTTCCTCATTAACTAACGCAGCTGCCATCATCAAATTTAACAGTGTTCTGGACGGTGTTATTTCTTCGTGTGGATTTAAAGGAAATCTATCACAGGTATCAACAAGTACCCATGCACCTGCTATTGAAATATTAGGCAGTGGATTATTAACTTGTGATGGAATTTCTATTAGGAATTCCATATTTCAAAGCTTGGGCACTGCATTGATTTCTAACTATGATGTAAAACGAGTAGAAATTTCAAATAATAAATTTAAAGACATTGATGCAGGTATGGTATTCATGAAAAATCCAGTATCCGGAAATATTATAGGACCTGATGCAGTTGTTATTCATGACAATACATTCTATAACATTAACAATCAAGCAGTATTTGATGGCAGCACTGGTACCAATAATTCATCTGTGAAAAGTTATAACAATTCTTATACAAGAGTGGGAGTTGGATATAATAATATTCAAGGAGATCTGGTTCAGGTCACTGAAGTTTTAAAATTTTCAAATTTTGATAACGTATCAATTAATGATGATTTTTCCAGACTGTATTCAATCAATACTGGATCTGTTTCTGCATTTTCTACTATTGTGCCAATCATCAACGGCCCAGTGTCATTTACAACTCAATTAATTAAACCTATTATTATCGCCTCTGCTGGTACTTATAATGTTTTTGCTTGGCCAACTAATGTTTATACTGCAAGCGGTGTTACTTGTCCAGGACAATCAATTTCTATCAATTATACTTTTGCAGCATCAAATACACTACGTGAAGGATCTGTTGATGTAGTAGTTAACGCAAACCGCTCTACTATCAATGACATATTTTCATACACCGACGCAAATGACGGTGGGTTGACCTTTGCATTAAATCAGTCCAGGAACGATGTAACGGTGATAACTGTTACCGCTAGTGTTACTGGCACCTTAACTTATTCAATTAATATAAGACAATAAATGTTTACATTAGATATTGATGACAGGCTTGCTTGTTGGTCTGACTTTAGAAAATCATTGGATATGAGTGCAACTCCAATAGAAGATTTGATCGCATTTTGGTCAAATGTATCGTTGATACCTCACAATCATAACATAGATCCATATTATCAAGGCAGTTGGCCTACTCCGTGGGAAATAGTCGTAGAAAATAGATATGACGATTTTACTAAGGCCATTATGATGGGATATACACTATTGCTACTGAAAGATTTAAAAAAAGTAATATTCAGATTAATACTTTAGTAGACAGGGAGCGTAATAGACTGTATAATGTCGTTTTAGTAGATGATAAATGGATTTTAAATTTTCGAGATGACAGATCAGTGATAAGTGAAGAAATTCCAAATTCTTGCAATTTAGAAAATTTGGTCGAGCTATCTCGTCCAAGGTAAATACATACCTTGAAAAGATAAAAATAAAACAAAGAGGTGAAGAATGATTTCAGTCGTTAAACGCAGTGGTGTCCGTGTGCCACTAGATCTAGAAAAGTGGCAGTCACAAATTTCTAAGATATGTAGCGGAATAGCGGATGTGAGTCAATCAATGATTGAAATCAAAGCATCACCAAATTTCTTTGATGGTATTACCACTAGAGAAATTGATCAACTTACATTAAGAGCAGTAGTTGACTTAATTGATATAGAATCTAATCCCAGTATCGGACACACCAATTATCAGTATGCTGCTGGAAAACAACGACTTTCCATGCTTCGCAAAGACGTATATACTCAATACAATCCTCCACATCTATATGAAATTGTAAAAAAGAATGTAGCAGCAGGCCTTTATACTGCTGAACTTCTTGAGTGGTATACCGAAGACGATTGGAATAAAATGAATGATATTATTGATCATTCAAAAGACGAGGAATACTCATACGCTGCTATTGAACAACTTATTGAAAAATATCTTGTAAGAAATAGAGCCACAAAAGAAATCTATGAAACTCCCCAAGTTCGTTACATGGTTGCGGCAGCAACAGTATTTCACCGAGAAGAGCCAAATTCCGCAAGAATGCGATATATTAAAGAATATTACAATGCAGCAAGTGATGGTTTATTTACGTTGGCTACTCCTGTGCTTGCTGGTCTCGGTACACCTACTAAGCAGTTCTCCTCTTGTGTTCTCATTCGTAGCGATGATGACCTTGATAGCATTTTTGCTTCGGGAGAGATGATGGCAAAATATGCCAGTAAACGAGCTGGTATTGGCTTAGAAATAGGTAGACTTCGTCCTCTTGGTTCTCCTATTCGCGGTGGTGAAATCATGCATACTGGAATGATTCCTTTTCTAAAGAAGTGGTTTGGTGACCTTCGTAGTTGTAGTCAAGGAGGCATTCGTAATGCTAGTGCTACTGTTTTCTACCCAATTTGGCATCATCAGTTTGATGATCTAATTGTTCTTAAAAACAATCAAGGAACCGAAGAAACCCGTGTCCGTCATATGGACTATGGTGTTGTTCTATCTGCATTCTTTTGGCGTCGTTTTAAAAACAAAGAGAATATTACATTCTTTGATCCTAATGAAGTGCCAGATCTTTATGAAGCATTTTATACAAACACTACAAAGTTTGAAGAACTTTATGTAAAGTATGAAAAGCGCCGAGATTTACGAAAAAAGACCATGAGTGCTGAAGAAGTATTCAAAAGTGGCATTCTCAAGGAACGCACTGATACGGGTAGAATCTATCTTGTGTTTATTGACAATGTGATGAATCAGGGACCATTTGACCCTGAGTATCATACAATCTATCAATCAAACTTGTGTGTTGAGATCCTTCTTCCCACAAAGTCATTCAAGCGATTAGATGACCCGACTGGCCGAATAGCACTCTGTACCCTCGGAAGTATAAATTGGGGTGCCTTTAGAAATCCAGAAGACATGCGGAGAGCGTGTCGCATTCTACTTCGTAGCTTGAATAACGTTCTAGACTATCAGGACTTCTTGTCAATTCAGTCTAAATTGTCAAACGATGAGATTCGTCCGATTGGTATTGGTGTTACTAATCTTGCTTATTGGCATGCCAAGCGTAGTTTTAAGTATGGTGAAGCAGATGCGCTTCAAGAAGTCAAGAGTTGGGCAGAACACCAGACCTACTATCTAATGGAAGCGAATGTAGAACTTGCTAAAGAGCGCGGCAAATGTGTAGACAGTGACAAGACTCGTTATGGTCATGGTATTTTTCCCTGGGAACTCCGCGCAAAGGGATCAAACGAACTTACAGATTTTACTCCTGAACTTGATTGGGAATCGCTTCGAAGTGCTATGATAGAACATGGTGTTCGCAATGCAACAGTGGGTGCTATTGCTCCTGTTGAATCCTCGTCGGTTGTGATTAATTCTACTAACGGTATTGCATTGCCAATGAGTTTGATTTCTATTAAGGAATCAAAGGCAGGTTCATTTGTTCAGGTAGTTCCTGAATACCACAATACAAAAGTTCGTAAGAATTACCAACTTATGTGGGAACAAACTGATTGCGTTGGATATCTCAAGACTTCCGCCGTTCTTGCTGCGTACATGGATCAGAGTATATCTACTGATACTTTTTATAATCCAGCACATTTTCCTGATCGTAAAGTTCCTACTACGCTTATTGCCAAGAATTTGATGCTCGCGCATTACTGGGGAATAAAAACTCTATACTATAGTTTGGTTAATAAACAAGGTGCCAAAGAAGAAGCAGACGAAGCTCCGCTTGAAGAAATTGATTTCTTTGATGAGGATTCTGATTGCGATTCGTGTAAGTTATAAGGATAAAAATAATGTCTAAACAGCAATACAATTTAAACACTAAGCCCGACTACCTACAGCGAAAAATGTTTCTTGATCCTGCCGGCCCAGTGGTCGTACAACGGTTTGAGGAAGTCAAGTATCAGAAATTACAGAAGATTGAACAGACGGCTCGTGGTTTCTTTTGGGTTCCAGAAGAAGTGTCATTGACTAAAGACGCAAATGACATGAAAGAAGCTAGTGAAGCTGTTGCTCATATATTTACTGGCAATGTTCTTAGACAAACTGCATTAGATAGCTTACAGGGCAGAGCACCTGCGCAGGTATTTACTCCTGTGTGTTCTATTCCTGAACTTGAAGCAATCATGGCTAACTGGAGCTTTTTTGAAACCAATATTCATTCACGGTCATACAGTCACATCATTCGCAATATTTACAATGTGCCTAAAGAAGTATTCAACACGATCCATGACACTAAAGAAATTATTGACATGGCCGCTAGTGTTGGGGACTATTATGATCGTCTTCACCTTCTCAATTGTCAAAAGGAACTTGGTCAAGAAGTTTCCGAGCAAGATCACATCAATGCAATTTGGCTAGCACTTCATGCATCATATGCACTTGAAGCATTTAGGTTTATGGTATCATTTGCCACTTCACTGGCAATGGTTGAGAACAAGATTTTCATAGGCAATGGAAATATAATTAGCCTAATTTTACAAGATGAGCTACTTCACAAAGAGTGGACTGCTTGGATAATTAACCAAGTTATCAAAGAAGATCCTAGATTTCAAGTTGCAAAAACTATGTGCGAAGCAGAAGTTCGTAAGATTTACGAAGGCGTGATTCGAGAAGAAAAAGAATGGGCTACTTATCTATTCAAGAAGGGCCCAGTAATTGGACTTAATGAACGTATTATGATTGACTTTGTTGATTATAATGCAGTGGACGCACTTAAACAAATTGGTATCAAATATTGGAATCCAGCGCCAAAGACTACCCCTATTCCGTGGTTTAATAAACATACTGATACCTCTAAGAAACAAACTGCACTACAAGAATCAGAATCAACATCGTATGTCATAGGAGTTATGACCGATTCACTTGATTACGAAGAATTACCGGATTTATAAGGAAATATAGGAAATGGATTATAATTCATTTTACGAAATATTTTTAAATGAAATGCCTCAGAGAATAAATGGAGGCAATCCTTTTCCTTATCTTAGTTCGGTAATAGATCAGTTAATTTCAAATGGAGCGCCAGTTCAACATGTAATTAACGATATTTACCAAGTTGGTGATTTTTATTGGGCTGGTTCAGAAGACGGATCATTGAAAAAGATATGTATGTCAGCATCGTTGACTTCTAACTTATTTAAGGTTAATGCCACGGGCAAAAATCCAGAATATAAATCTAAGCCTCCGTTTGCAATGGATTTTTATTTAACACTGTCAAATATACTAAAGCGAGGAATAAAATTTTCAAGTGATAATGTTCTTAGTGACGGCGGATTTAATATCTGGAAACATATTTTTGATAATGGACACAGTTTATTAGTCTATGATTCATCAATAGGATCATATAAGTCAGATAACATCAGATCATATGACGAACTCATGACATATTTTTCTGATAAGTCCGCCAGTAATAAGTATCAATTCGTCATTGATGGAATTAACGAAAATATTAATTTATTAGGTAAATTTGAAATAATGGAATGGAAAAGACTATCCGGTTATCCCTTAGAAGATTTATTCAAAAGAAAATAATAAAATAAAAGGAATTATAAATTATGTCAGAAATAGGAAAAACACGATGAATGCAATTATTTGGTCAAAAGACGCCTGTCCGTTTTGTGTGCAGGCAAAAGTACTTCTAGAGAAGAAGGGTATTGAATTTGAAGAGCGCAAAATTGGCGATGGATATACTCGTGAGGATCTTCTAGCAGAAGTTCCAAACGCACGAACAGTTCCTCAGATTTTTCTAGACGGTGAACTTATTGGCGGATACACTGATCTTCGCGATTATTTCGATAGGTGAATTATGGAAGGTGACTCCACTTCGCTTGGCGCCAGTAGTTTATATAATTATACCACTCTTGACGTAGGCAACTATTATAAAAATATTACCGCACCAACTTATGCCCATTCAACCATTAATTCAACAATTGGTTCCGGAGGATTGTATACTAATAGTTCAGGACTAAAAGTTACGGGTTCAGCAGAATTTGAAGGTGATGTTAAAATCAATGGAAAAAGTCTTGTTGATAGACTCGATGCAATTGAAAAGAGGTTGTCTATTTTGACTCCTGATCCTAAGAAATTGGCTAAGTACGAAGCGCTACAAAAAGCCTACGATAACTATAAAATTTTAGAAAAGTTGTGTTTTGATGACGACAAATAACGATCAGACAGTAAGACAACTTGCAGAGCAAGTGCGTGAACTATCAAAACAGGTAGAATTTCTCAAACGAGAGAATAGTAGGCGAAAGTCAGAAATAAATCAAATAATATCAGCAATAAGAAAAGGTTAATAGTGTCCAAGCGAGATAAAGAACGCGATCCTAACGCAATTTTAAAGTTTAATTTGAAAATTTTAGAAGGCCTTAAGCAAAGGTTGCAGTCATGTAAGTCAGAAGATATCAATGTACTATTGAGGCGGGATATCAAAGAATTAGAAGAAAAAATAGAAAGAATAAAGAAACTATGAAAGATGCAAAATGAGTATTGATATATCAACATGAAATATTATGATTTTTTAGATTTACTTTTTAAATGATTCGCAAGATTACCGGCATTTAATTCTTTTTGACAACACAGACAACATGCGTACGGCTTGCCATTGGATTTTTTTAATTTTTGTAGGGTTTCGAGAGAGTGTTTTTTTCCTTTTCTAGAAGCACTCATCTTGGCTTTTGATTCATCGGAATGTCCCTTGTTGTACAATGGATGTTTTTCTCCCGCAAATTGTCCAATTCTTGCTAATGAATTTTTTGCCCTTGTTTCAACAGAATGTTTTCGCCCATACATAGGATTGTCTACACCTGAATTTCTTGGTCCTCTATTTCCACCAAGCTTCATATTATATGTGTCTTTTCTAGCGATGAATTCATCATTCACTAAGGTTTCTTCTAATTTATAGGCTTCGTCGATGCTCTCGAATATATGTAAAATTTCTTTGATAAAATGTTCTTTTCCGTGTTTCTTTATTGCACGTTTTAAAGAAGTACCAGATCCCATATAAGAATCGTGTAAATCATTTGTACCGTGTACTCCAATATAAATTTTATTATTGACTTTATTGGTTATTTTATATATAATGTACATCATAAAGTTATCCTTTATGATATTTATAAGAAAGTTAGATCATGGAAGTTAATTTAGTAGGCATCACACAGCCAAATTATCGTTATACAGGGTGCGATACAGCAAACGAGTTAGTGGCGTGGTGCGCTAGGATATCTAACCCAAGTAACCAAAATAATACTGCAACTGCTCCAAAGCTAGTTGAATACCTGATTAGAAATCAGCATTGGTCACCTCTTGAAATGGTCAGTGTGCAGATGGAAATTAAAACTACTAGGGATATCGCTCGCCAGTTACTGCGACATCGTAGTTTCAGTTTTCAAGAATATAGTCAGCGATACGCTGATCCTACCAAGGATTTAAATTGGCAATTACGGGATGCTCGTCTCCAGGACACCAAGAATCGTCAAAATAGTATTGAAACTGACGATACGGAACTTACAAAAGACTGGGATAATAGACAGGATGAAGTAATGCAAAATGCTTTAACAGCATATAATTGGGCAATCGAAAACGGCATCGCCAAGGAACAAGCTCGTGCAGTTCTCCCTGAAGGATTAACTGAATCAGTGGTTATTGTCTCCGGATCACTTCGGTCATGGGTACACTATTGCCAGCTTCGCATGGACAAAGCAACTCAGAAAGAACACAGAATTGTTGCAGAACAGTGCTGGGCAATTATTGCCAACGAGTTTCCTGATATTGATCGAGCTTTAACAGAAATCGCAGAATTTGAAGAATTTAAGAGAAAGTTACCATAATGATTATTAATAAACCTTTTGAAGTAAATGATGTCGTTACACTTAAATTAGCCAGTGGTGAAGAACTAATCGCCAAGTTGGTAAATACTGCAGGCGCAGAATGGACGATTAGTAATCCCTATGCGGTAGTGATGACTACTCAAGGTCCTGGACTTCAACATTGGTTAGTAACAGCCGATGCTAAGAATGTCAGAATTTCCAAAGATAAAGTAGTGGCAATAGAGACTACTATCAAAGATTATAAATCACAATATGTTGAAATAACAACCGGACTGGTTGTCTAAATAATACATCCCTTGGATGTATACAACATAGTTGTTGACAGGGTGAGAGTCCCTTGAGATCAGGCGGGGATCGTATAAATCCAAGGGTCCCGCCACTTAATATGCACATTTAAGTTTGTTATTTGCCTATTTAAATATAGACATTGATTCCGATGCAGACAATTCTAAGTAGTCCTTACATGCGAGAAATATGATACATTATTAAATGAAATTAATTGGACAATTCCAACAGTCATTTTGTACATGCTAATAAATATTCATTGATTAGATTATCTTTTTCGTATAAAATAGGCACATATGAAACATAAACAAAAATATAGAACAATTTTTATATCCGACGTCCACCTTGGTACCAAAGATTGTCAAGCAGACTTGCTTAACAATTTTTTAAAAAACAATAGTTGTGAAACTCTGTATCTTGTAGGTGATATCATTGACGGCTGGAAGATTCAAAAAAATAAGTTCCGATGGAAACAGAGTCATAGTAATGTAATACGTAGAATTCTTGGATTTGCTAAACACGGAACAAGAGTAGTTTATGTGTTAGGTAATCATGATGAATTTCTGCGTCCATATTTGCGTTTTGGACTTGCATTTGGTAATGTGGAAATTGTCAATCAAATTGAACACATTGGCGCAGACAATAAACATTATCTAGTTGTGCATGGAGATTTATTTGACGGCATAACTCGTATAAACAAGTGGATTAGTTTTCTTGGCGACAGTGCCTATGATTTTGTTCTAGCATTAAACACTAAATTCAATTGGCTCAGACACAAGATGGGTTTTGGATATTGGTCCTTGAGTAAGTATCTTAAACATAGAGTAAAGCGAGCAGTGGACTTTATGTTTGAGTTTGAAAAGAATTTGGCTGCATATTGCAAACGCAAAGGCTATGATGGCGTGGTCTGTGGCCACATCCATAATGCCGAAATCAAAGAAATTTACGGAGTTGCCTACATGAACACAGGAGACTGGGTGGAATCCTGTACCGCGCTGGTAGAGCATCATGATGGTCGATGGGAAATTATAAATTGGACAAGCAACGATGTCGGTACTGATACTAACAAAGCGTAACGAAGCAGAATACGAGACTAATAGACTCATAGAAAGTTTCGATAAACACGGAATTAAAACTACAATTGCCAATCCTGAAAATTTTGACATTATTATAGGAACTGATATTGGTAATAGTTTAAAATATAAGGGCAAATGTATTGAGCCTCCTAAACTTGTACTAACTAGAACAGGTTCGGGAACAAATGGATTCATTACATCTTTGATAAGACAATTTGAAGAATCTGGTGTATGCTGCATCAACGGTTCTAAAAGCATCGAGGTTGCCAAAGATAAACTTCGAACTAATCAACTGTTAGCTAAAAATAATATTCCTATTCCAAATACCATGTTGGTAAGATTTCCCGTTGACATTGAAATCGTAGATCAAAATATTGGATGGCCATGTGTTGTCAAAGTTATTACAGGCAGTCATGGTGATGGAGTTTATCTCTGTGAGAAAAAGCGCGATTTCAAGAAACTCATGGAATTTATTGATAGTCTCAAAACCCGCGAAACACTGATAGTACAAGAATATATCAACGAACGACCCGGTGAAGATTTGAGAGTCTTGGTAATAGGCGGTAAAGTAGTTGGTGCAATGAAAAGAACTGCACCTGACGGAGACTTTCGAGCAAACATTAGTGCAGGCGGTCATGGCGAAGCGTTTGAAGTTACTGAAGAAATAGACTATATTGCCAGAGAAACTGCCAGAGTGTGCGGACTTCATATTGCAGGAATAGACTTGCTTTTCGACAAGACGGGCTTTAAAGTATGCGAAGCTAATTCTGCACCAGGATTTTCAGGATTTGAAAAATACTGCGATTTTGATGTAGCAGACCAGATTACGGATTACATCAAGTTCAAGTTGTAGGAGACCACGATGAAAGTCAATAAAATCATTATGAAAATGTATAAGGCCATTATTGATAAAGACATTAAGCTAGAAAAGAAGCTTTGGTTCAAAGCTCTCAAGAAATCTCTTAAGAGCAAGAAAACACAGGTGATCAAATGAGTAATCGAAAATATTGTGGAAACTGCGGAAATCTCTATCAACGACAGGATTGGCCCAGACATTGTGGTGAATGTGGTGAAATTGCATGGAAGAATCCTATTCCTGCAACTTTTCTGCTGCAACCGATTTATGATCCTGTAACTGATGGAATGGGTCTTGCAATTGCTCGTCGTGCGATAAATCCTCATGCAGGTGAATGGGCATTCATGGGCGGATATGTGGACATGTCGGACAGTGATTTTATTTCAGCAGCAAAACGAGAGTTTCAAGAAGAATCAAGGCTTGATCCACTAGGTGTTGGCCGCATTGTTCACACAGAAGCAAACGGCAATGGCATTATGATGATTGCGGTTCTCATGTCGGAAGCTATGAATGTCAACGATTTCATTACACATGGTCAAACATGTCCAGAAAATCATGAATTAGGCGTGATGTGGCATTATGATGAATATAAATTGTGCTTCTCAATTAATCGTAAAGTTGCACAAATGTGGTTTGACAGAGAAATTTAATGACTAGAAAAATAAACACGGATCTCGAAACTTATACAGATGAACAACAGCGCCTTAAAGCAACATTTGAACAAAACAAATATGAGATCAAGCCTAACGATCCATTGCGTCTTCGCAAGGTTGAGATGGATCGTGAACAGGCAGAGTTCAAAGAAAAATCTAAAAACTTTGTAGTTCGAATTATCTCTTGACACTGCGTTAAAATTAGTGTTAAATAACGTTATCAGTTGCTCGAAAGCTAACTGAAAGATGTAAAGACGGCGGTTCGACTCCGCCCATCTCCACCATCTACGCTGTGCATTTAGTATCTGCTAGATAGTATTGTCTAAAGACTTAGACTAACGCTATCCTTATATAGCACAGTGTAGTTGATGGGGATGAACTGGGATCGATTTGCATTACATAGGAAAGTCTAGACTGATTGGTTGGCCGCATATAAGCCAAAACTGTAAATGTCAACTTTGTTGCACATAATGATAATGATCTTTCAGTAATGGAAATTGCTGCTTGATCTAACGATCATTCGGAGTTTGTGGGTGTACTCTGTCAAATAAACACCCTCACTTTTCTTATTGACAACCTCTATTCAAGGTGTTAAAATCTAATCATGAAAAAATATTGCTACTATTTCACGCGCCAGGACATCTTTAAAGAGTACCAACTCGTTCAAACGGCGCATGTTGCCTATAAATTGGGATCTAAGCTAGGCAAGGATGCAGATCCTAATAATACCTATTTTACTTGCATAGGCGTTCGTAATCTTACGGCACTTGAAGCTGTTGAAAAAATTCTCCAAACATTTGGATTCAAATACGAATCGTTTATTGAGCCCGATCTCAATGCCGGTGAACAAACTGCTATTGCCGTTTATCCCATTGATGAAGACAGGCGCGATGTTTTAATGGCATTTAATTTGCTAAAATTTTAATATCTAGGAATAACCATGGTTCTTAAAAGTAAGTTTTTAGAAGAATTATTTCAGGAAATTCCCGTTGAAAGTCCTTTAAGAGTCAGAGCGTTTCTGCTGTTTGTTCTTCTGAAATCAGATAATCTTAATAAAGATGATCTGAAAGTTTGGATTTCAAGTTGACAGTCGCTAATTAATCTACTATAATAAATAAACATGCAGAGAGATAGACTCTCTACACTAAAATCGCTTCAAAGGAGTTTTGAGCAATGAATAAAGAATTTGACCTATTGGTCTTTGTTGGTAGATTCTCTCCATTTCACAACGAGCACAAGCGAGTTATTGACATCGCGCTCGAAAAATCAAAAAATGTTCTAGTACTTATTGGCAGCTCGGGCAAAGCTCGGACCATCCGAAATCCCTTCACCTTTGATGAACGGAAGGAGATGATTCGAAGTTCTTTTGATTCGTCTTTCTGTCCGCGTGGCGCCGCCGAAGGCGATGGTCCTCTAATCATCAAGCCTCTCTATGACAAGACTTATAACGATGCTGCCTGGATTAAACAGGTACAGGATGTTGTCAAGGATACTACGCTTGAAGTTATCAATACCGGTGGCTTTATAGCTTCTGGTTATAATGACGCCAAGGTTGGACTAATTGGTGCAAGTAAGGATGGTACCAGTTACTACCTTAAATTGTTCCCACAATGGAATTCGGTAAACGTTGCCATTGAAGCTGATGTACACGCTACTGCTATTCGCGAATCCTTTTATGAAGATGAAATTGTTTATAGCGATGCTCCACTTCCTGGAAATGTTATCAACTGGATGAACGAGTTCACTCTTACTGATGAGTGCGAGGCAATCCGCCGTGAGTATTGGTTTGTGAAATCATATAAGCAACAATGGGCAGTTTCGCCATATCCGGTTAAACATGCCACAGTGGACTGTGTCGTGGAACAAAGCGGCCACATTCTACTGGTCAAGCGTCGGTCGGAACCGGGTAAGGGATTATGGGCATTGCCCGGTGGACACTTGAATGAGTTTGAAACGCAACTTGATGGTGCTATTCGTGAACTGCGTGAAGAAACCAAAATCAAGGTTCCGGAAGCTGTGCTTCGTGGCAACATTGTAGCAAATCGCACGTTTGACGATCCTTACCGCTCAACGATTGGTCGAGTAATTACTCAGGCATATCATATCAAGCTGCCAGACGCCGTTGAACTGCCTCGTGTCAAGGGTGCTGACGATGCTGAAAAGGCACGGTGGATTCCAATCAGCGATCTTCGCGAGGATCAGTTCTTTGACGATCACTTTTTCATCATCGGCTACTTCCTAGGACTTTGATTATGCGTATTCGTGCTGTTATTGAATTTGACATGAAGTTTGACGATGATCTTGTTAGTATTGAAGAACTCATGCAGAATTGTAAAAAGTGGGGTTTTGTAAAAGACCCTACTCCCGAGAACTGTATCGCCATGGTTATTAAGGATCTACTTGAGGACGAACACCGTGGCACAGCGGAGTATGACAGTGCTGTTGTATCTATTCAGGAGATTGCATAATGTTTGATCTTTACACGTTTCCTTCTTGTGATTGCAATACTATCGAAGTCTATGTAGGCGGAGTTGATGATTATTTTGAGATCGAGGATTGGCTGACGGATAACTATTGTCGTTTCCTAGGTGATGCATCGCCCATGGCATTGTATCATACTTTTAAGTTTCCTGATACGGAAACCAAGGCTCGGTTTTTGGAGAGGTTCTCATGAAAATCTCTAAAAAGATCCAAGAATTGACAGGTATGGATATGATGCAACTATTACTAGGTGCCGGACCGTTAATAGGTGTAATCGTGATTCTATTAGGGAGATGGTAATGACTAATTTTATGCGCAAGACTAAGAGTCGTTTAACAGACATCACCTATGGTCCCAACACTCAAGAAGTCGATGATCTACTAGTGTTTACCACCGCCGGTGAATTAGTTAAGCAAGGATATCGCGGCGTAAGTAATGCATACTGCCACATTGCCCGGCCTGATAAAGAAGATTGGGTGGTTGAACTTGCCCGCCAGCTGCGCCGGGCTCCTGCAGATTTTTATGTTCCTGGTGAAATTAAAGTTGCAGAAAATTGGCAAGATCATTATAATCGTGTTTATACTAAAGATGTTCACACTGTACATCCTAGGGTATACGATGCTATGAAAAAGATGAGAGGATACTGATATGAGATACGAGTTAAGAAGGTGGACTGATGAAGAGCACATTGACTATGTTGTTCGCTATGCTTCGGATGATTTAGAATCATTAAAGGCACAACTTGATCGTGTAAAAACTTCCTCGTCCGAGCCTAATATGAATTACATCGTAGATACGGTCGGTGAATACGATGACTAAGTTAATTCATGCCTCGGGTAATCTTATCGATATGGCAGAACAGGGTCTGTTCAATGTCATTGTTCATGGTTGTAACTGTCAGGTCACAATGGGATCAGGTATTGCGCGAGAGATTAGAGAACGTCATCCTTCTGCATATCAGGCTGATATTGACTTTGATAAGCCAAGTCATCATCGTATCAGTAAACTAGGTAACTATAGTAGCACGGTTATTGATAGTGATAGATACATGTTCACTATTATTAACGCTTATACTCAATACCAATTCTTTCCACGGGGCATTGATCATTTTGACTATGAATCATTTGCCTTAATACTTCGTAAATTCTCTCACGTCTATCCAGGCTATCGGTTTGGATTTCCATATATAGGCTGCGGTTTAGCTGGCGGTAACAAGGAACTCATTGTTGCTATGTTGGAAGACTTTGCTGAAACTGTATCTGCACAGCATGGTAAAGTTACTCTAGTGGAATTTAAATAGTGTCGGACAGTAGACAAGATTTTATTGACTCATGGCTGACAGAGATGCCAGTCGGTGTTGGTAAAATTGGACATGGATTTTTTTCTGTAATCAAACACAATGTTTTAGATTTCATTGAAAACGGCATTACTCCTGAACAATTGCCCAATGGCTATAAAAGAATCATTGGTTCACAAACGGCTTTTTACTGGCACGAGACTGATGGGGAAATTGATATTGCATGTGAACTTTCGGTTGCTCCCCAATCACTGACTGTTAATGCTATTGGAAAACCTGCAGAATCCAAGATGCATGCCAGTGATTTATATAACGTTGTTTTACAAAACACAAATGTTTCTATTCGCTTTATGAGCGATAAGAAACTTTCTGATTCTGGATATGATCTGTGGAAACGTTTACTATCAATGGGCCACACTGTGTCAGTTTATGACAGTTCTGCGCCAGGAAATAGTCTTATAACTATGAAAACAGTGGACGATCTTGATAGATTTTATCGAGCAGGTGACAATTCATACGAACGATATCAATTTGTGTTATCTGAAAGTGGAATGATGTTAGCCGAAACAAGATCATTTTTCAACACAAGAAGAATGCGCGAGTTGTCTGGATTACTTTAAGGAGGTACAATGATGAAGAAATTTTTAGTAGAAACCATTTCAATGTTTAGGCACACCTATGTAATTGAATGTGAACATGAAGATCATGCAGCCGACACCGTAGTGATGAATGAAGTGGAAGAATTTTCACAGAACCATATTGATGAGAATATATTTTCCATTCGTGAAGTCACCGATGCAGAAATTATTCCACTATGTGATCGAGAAAATCCATATCTAAAAGAATGGACAGGTGAACAGAAAATGTCACTTGTTCATCGAGTAATCTATTAATTATTTTGGAATTGAATGATGCAATATACGATGCCGACTACTCGGCAAATTGCCGGAAGAGAGGCAAAACTATTTGGACATGTATTTGAACACCGGGTGTGTGATGTTTTATCGTCACGATTCAAGCAAGATTTTATACACGACGGATCTTGCAACACAAAAGTTGATATACGAAGTGAAGATGATACTATGCGATTTAGTGTTAAGAAAACTCCAACTGATCTGCAGGTAGGCTTGATTACTCAACAAAATTTTATTGAGGCAATGAATATCACAGATAATAAAATTGAACAATTCATATCTGAATTTTTCGGAGGAGACACCGTTGCATCGTTTTCTCGCCACAGAAAAAAAATAGACGAAATTGATCAGACATTAGTAGACGCATTTGAACAGTTCCTTGATAGTTCAAAAGAAGACATATTCAGAGTTGCAATAACGCATGGCGGACTAAATCACTACGATAATGTGAACTACATGCTTTTTCCCGATGTTAGGCATGATATTAGCACAATGAAGAAAATCGATTTATCTTCACTATTGGATGACATTAAAAAAAATAGCGTCTGGAGATTTAATCCAACTACAATAGATTTGTTAATTGACGGTGTCAAGGTTATAAACATACAAATGTTTGGCAGTGGCAGAAAATATTCTAATGGTTATCATAGTTTGCAATTTCGAATTGCGTGTGGAAAAATAAATAGCCGACATGTATCGTGGCTATAGGAGTATATTGTCATTTTGTATGAACCGAGTGCAAAATTCCAGGACTGAAGATATCGCAGATATAAGAGAGTCAATGGCACTGCAAAATATTTTAAATTATTTTTAAAACAATACTTGATATAAATCCTCAAGTGTTGTATAATTGACATATGTTTTGTGGACTGTGTAATATATCTCACAATCAGTCCTCGGCAAGGCAGAAGTATATCTGATCTTTGTCCTTGCAGTATGTCACAAATAGGTGATCAATTAAATAACAAAAAGGAATAACATGTTACAATCGCATCCCACGATGAATCCTCTAATTTTTACTAAACAAGATTTTTATAATCAATTTACTTTGCCACAGGTATCCTTTGAGGAATTTTGTAGTCGGGTTAGTGTTTTAAATATTAGTGATAAGACTGGGTCTTTTGCAATAAGAAGTGATTTAGATTCTTTTTTAGAAAAAGTATGCAAGAAAGATACAGACACCCGCAAAGATCGGATTGACATCTACAAACGGAATTTATATAAAATTTTAGTAACTGATGTAAAAGAAACTCTTGCAGAATGGTTTAGGCGATATGGAGAATTAAAGGAACCGTTACATTACTATTTCAATTTGCCTGATTCTAATATCTTAAATGACGATGTGTTTTCAGGAAGAACTAAATCTAAATACGGTAAAATCTGTAAAAATATTAATTTTTCCAATTTTTATAACACGAAGAAGTTATATTTAAATGATAGTGAGTATACCTTTGGGTTGATGAAAGTTATGCTCGAAGAATTCAAATTGCGAAATAGTTTAGTGGGACCCGCATTCTTTGATCATATCTGTAAATATGATGGCAATAGCGGCCAGTTTTGGTTAGATTTTATGATTGGTTCTAACCGTGCTAGTATTTTTAATCCCGTGACCTACAAAGGCATTCTGAAAGAAGTATTCACAGGAGAGACATTGTTTGCTCCAGTGATGGGATGGAATGCATACCAGTTAGGATTTTATGGTAGTAATTTCACTAATTTTATCTCTACAGATGTTATTCCCGAAGTAGTTAATAATGGAAAATTGCTACATCAAGAATATTTACAATATCAAAATGACAGCTTATTTGATTCTCCTAAAAAAAATGTCGAGTTGTATCTGTGTCCCAGTGAATTGTTAGACAAAAATTATAACTTTTCTGAAAAACACGCCGAGTGCGTAGATGCAGTATTGCTTAGTCCTCCGTATTTTGATTTAGAAATCTATCCCAGTGACGATCAAAGTATCACGAATTTTCCTGATTATCAATCTTGGTTAATTGGTTATTGGGAAGAAACCGTGAAAATATGTGTTAAGGTGATGAAACCCGGTGCAAGGCTAGGATTTGTTATAAGCAACTACTGCAATTTTGATAAAAAAGAGGTCACTATCAGTCAAGACATGCGCGATGTTGTAGCAAATCATTTAGAACTTTTTAAACATTACCGAATTCAATGGAGTTCTATATCAGGTACTCGGCAGGCCAAGAAAACTAGAAACGGAAACTACGAGGATCTCTGGGTATTTGAAAAAACCGTTTGACACATACTCGCAGAAATAGTAAAATACATGCATAAGTCCTACAGATAGACTGCAGGCAAACTACATGAATAAGGAGTTTATCATGACACACAACCTAATTTTGAATTCAGATTCCTACAAGTTCAGTCAGTGGGTGCAATACCCTCCTAACACGACTGCGATTTACAGCTACATTGAAAGTCGCGGCGGTCATTATGACGAAACTGTGTTCTTTGGGCTCCAGGCATTCATCAAAGAATACCTGTTGCAGCCTATTACACAGGAAATGATCGATGAAGCAGAAGAAATTATCCTTGCACACGGCGAGCCCTTCAATCGCGAAGGCTGGGAATACATCCTTCGTGAGCATGGTGGCTATCTGCCTGTCCGTATCAAAGCAGTTCCTGAAGGCACAGTTGTTCCTGTTAAGAACATTCTGGCTTCCATTGAGAACACGGATCCTAACTGCTACTGGTTGACTTCGTTCCTTGAAACCGCATTGCTTCGTGCAATTTGGTATCCTACAACCGTGGCTACTAATAGCCGCGAAATTAAGAAGGTAATTCTTGATGCACTTGAACGTACTGGTGATCCAAGCGCTATTGATTTTAAGCTTCATGACTTTGGTGCTCGTGGCGTCAGTAGTCTCGAATCTGCTGGAATCGGGGGTGCAGCGCACTTGGTCAACTTTATGGGCACTGATACCGTGGAGGCGCTGCTTTTTGCTCGCCGCTATTATAACGCTGATATGGCTGGGTTTTCAGTTCCTGCAATGGAACACAGTACTGTAACCAGCTGGGGCCGTGAGGGTGAGGTTGCCTCTTACCGGAACATGGTCAAGAAGAATGGCAAGCCTGGTGGTATCGTTTCCGCAGTTTCGGACAGCTATAACATCTACGAGGCCTGCCGTTTGTGGGGTACTGAACTCAAGCAGGATGTGCTAGATTCGGGCGCTACTCTTGTTGTTCGTCCTGACTCGGGTGATCCTGCAGAAGTGGTTTGCAAGTGCCTGAGGATTCTTGATCAGCACTTTGGTCACACCCTTAATGATAAGGGCTACAAGGTTCTGAACAATGTGCGTGTTCTGCAAGGCGACGGTATTACTCACCAGACTATTCGCAGCATTATCTTCACTATCACAATGGCTGGATACAGTGCTGACAATGTGGTTTTTGGCCAAGGCGGTGCCCTGCTCCAGATTGTAAACCGTGATGACCAAAAATTCGCCATGAAGTGCTCGGCTGCACTTGTTGATGGTACCTGGGTTGATGTATTCAAAGACCCTATTACTGACAAGGGCAAGCAAAGCAAGAAGGGCCGCCTGCATCTTTATAATTCGCCCAATGCAGGATGGATCACTACTAATGTGGCTAGTGAAGGTTTAGAAGATCAACTGGTCACTGTGTTTGAAAACGGCAAGCTCATTAAGGAATACACATTTGACGAAGTGCGCAAAAACGCAGCCATCTAAAATAATCGTTGACATTGAACTAATTTAGTAATATAATACACAAGTTATTAAAGGATGATTTCAGCAACCCATTTTAGTATCTTCGGATACTTTCATGATAGGTAACACGGTCACTGAGCAACTACGGTTGTCTTATACTCTTTACCACCGACCTAGAGGAACTAGGAGTAGGTGTCTCCTCCGAAAGGGAGGCTAGGTTAGTCCACCAATAAAAAGGCGCATCCTGTTATACAAGTTTTAGGATCCTTACCGCAACTAAAAATTTCAGCTATTATGAAAAAAAGCGGATCCTGTTTTTAACGTCTTAACAAAATGGAGAATATAAAATGAAGAACGTACTTATCGCAGCAGCCGCTGCTGTTACACTCGCTGCTACTCCTGCTCTAGCAAATGACTTTACCGGTCCCCGTATTGAAGCAACTGCTGGTTATCAGGATGTAACTAATAACCGCACTAATCTTACTTACGGTGCCAATGCTGGCTACGACATCAAGGTCGTTGGTCCAGTTCGTGCTGGCGTTGAAGTTGGTGTAGACAATGTGTTTGATCGTCGCAATCTCAATGCAGGCGCCCGGTTGGGTCTTGTGTTGAGCAGCCATGCTCTTGCGTATGCAAAGATCAGCTATTCTAACTATCGTGACATTAATCTTGTTAATCTTGACGGCGCTCGTTTTGGCGGCGGACTTGAATTGAAGATTGCAGGACCAGTTTACACCAAGGTTGAATACCGTCATGCAGACTTCGGTGGTACCAAGTCCAATGATGCAATTGCTGGCATCGGCGTAAGGTTTTAATTAACGATGACTATACTGTGGCTGCTAGTAGCATTTCAAATTAAACATTTTATTCTTGATTTCTATTGGCAGCCACCGTGGATGTGGCAACATAAAGGCACATTTGGACATTGGGGTGGCATACTCCATTCTGGAATACATGCACTTGTTACTTACTATATTTTATTAACTTGTGTCCCAATCTCGCTCGCCGCACTCATAATGATTTTTGAATTCGTAGTTCATTATTTGACAGATTATGCAAAAATGAATATAAACCGAATCAAAGAATGGAAATGCAACACTCATAACGAATTCTGGCAGTTAACAGGATTAGATCAACTAATTCATCAACTGACTTATGTTGCAATTATATATTTTATAACATATTAAATAAATGGCATAGCCCAACCTTTCAAGCAGGCCTCAAAAGGGCCTGCTTTTTTATTTGATGCTGTGCAGTTTTGTGTTATACTAACGCAAAGGAGTTGTATATGATTAGTTTTAATTTTTGTATATCATGGCCACAAAAGCAGGTCGGAAGTGGTAAAGATTACTTCTATAAAGAAGGCAATCTTTGGAGAACAAAGCATTGGGAAATTCAATGCTCAAAGATAGGCAACGAATTACTAGGATTCCAATTTAGGTTGGATCCTGTTGGCTCAGACCACGGCGGGTTGCATATTGAGTTTAATTTCATGAGACGTATGTTAGCATTTGCCATCTACGATAGTCGCCACTGGAACTATGAAGAAAATCGCTGGTATAAAGACGGCGAAGAAGATGATGGATATATTCCCTATGCTTAATGAAGTTGAAAAATTCGTAGGCGAACTCAGAGACCTCCGCGAACGTGTTACACGCTACGAAGAGGCGTTGATGAAGATTGAAAAGTTTGGACACGGGTACGGTCACGGTCACGGTTATACCTGTGCAGATATTGCAAAAGAAGCACTCAACCACACATTATAGGATAAATATTCTTATGTTAATGGCATTTTTAACACTACTATCTGGTCTTATGATCAGCGGTGTCGCAATTTATTATTCTGTAGCAGGGCTTACTAGCATTTTTGCTGCTGCCGTAATTCCGATTATAGTAATGGGCGTCAGCCTGGAACTAGCAAAACTTGTAGTTACAGTATGGCTTAAACAGAACTGGAGAAGTGCTCCCTGGCTTCTACGCACCTATTTGATTATCTCTGTAGTCGTATTGATGTTTATTACATCTATAGGAATTTTTGGATTCCTTAGTAAATCTCACAGTGATCATTCTCTGGTCAGTGGCGATGTGCAGGCAAAAGTTGCAATTTATGATCAAAAGATCCAAACTGCACAGGAAAACATCAATGCCAATCGTAAGGCTTTGCAACAAATGGATGCAGCAGTTGATCAAACACTTGGTCGTACCACTGATGAACGCGGCGCTGCTAACGCTGTTTCAATTCGTAGGTCACAAACCCGTGAGCGCACACGGCTTAACAATGAGATAGTAACTAATCAAGAAGTGATTGCCAAGCTCAATGATGAGTCAGCACCAATAAGAGCGGATATTCGCAAGGTAGAGGCAGAGGTCGGCCCAATCAAATATATTGCACAGATGATCTATGGTCCAAATCCCGACGAAAGTATTTTAGAAAAGGCGGTCAGTTGGATCATTATTCTTATTGTCATAGTTTTTGATCCTCTTGCAATTAGTTTGCTGCTTGCAAGTCAACATAGTTTCAATCTAGTCATGGAACAACGCAGACGAGTTGAGGTAAATGATCCATTCGCCGATGAGTTATTGAATCAAACTGGCACGGTCAATCCGGATATTGATTTAGAGTATGATGATCATTGTGTAACTACAGGCGACATGTATTGTGATCATGATCAGGAATGCGATGTAGAGAAAGTTCTGTTTCCAGCATCCATTGAAGAAGTAGTAGCTGATGAAATGCAAGAAATTCCGGTTGATAATATCAGAGTTATGACCGCAGATGACATTGGTCTTTACAATGAAATGGTTGAAAAAACTCCTGAGTTCATTGAGCCAACGATTACACACACAGCCGATAGTATTATCATTGAAGATGCTGACGGCAAGCAGGTAATTCCAGTAGAACATTCTCCTCCTTTAATTTCAGGAGACTATGTTCAAAATGAAGAGCAAAAAGAGAGTAGCGCCTGGAGTAAGATTGCTAATTCAATCACTGAGGAAGAATATTTAACTGCTGCTAATAATAGGCGATATGAAAAAGATCAATCATGACATCAAAAATAACCTTAATTACCCCTCCTGATTTTTTTGAAAACGATAACTTTAGTATACTGTTGATGGGATTATCCGAAGAAGATCAAATTGTGGCCAGCGAGTGGCTAGGAAATAATCCCATCCAAAAAAACATTAACGTTTATTTCTACAACGGAGAAACTGATGTTTCATGGCTTCTATATGCTGTTGCGAGGACCGATGTAAAGTTCCTAAGTTATAACAACAATCATGCTATATTAGATTTAATGGGTGGATATATTTTGAGTAAGCCTAATAGTTTTTATACTACAGGCGATGTAAATCTAAAAATGTTAATAAACCACATAAATAATGGATTCGTGCATGATATTACTGAATTTTTAGAAAAGGTTTTCAATGAACAAGGATGATAAGGACCGTGTCTGCAATTTTTGTGGTAAAGACAAACGTGATGTTGAAACACTAATTATAGGCACTGATGTAGGTATTTGCAGCGAGTGTGTCACTCTTTGTTCAAAAATTCTTAATGACGAGAAGGTCAAACAATTTCCAAATAATGATATCAGAAAAAAACTGAATCCCAGTAAGATCAAGGATTATCTTGATCAATATATCATTGGTCAAGATAATGCAAAGATTGCATTATCGGTAGGAGTCGCTCAACATTATAAGAGAATATTTAATCCTGTTGATACTATAAAGTTGGATAAAACCAATGTTCTGTTAATAGGACCCACAGGATGTGGCAAAACTGCGCTGGTTAAACATATTGCAGAATACCTAGATCTTCCAGTTGCAATCTGTGATGCTACTGGACTCACAGAATCCGGATATGTAGGCGATGATGTTGAAAGTGTCCTGTCAAGATTGCTCACAGTATCTAATGATGATGTTGATCGTGCTCAACGCGGAATTATTTACATCGACGAAATTGACAAGATTGCCAGAAAGGGAGAAAATGTTTCAATTACTCGCGATGTTTCTGGTGAGGGAGTTCAGCAGGCATTATTGAAGATGATTGAAGGCACTATTGCAAGAGTTCCAATGGGCGGAAAGCGGAAGCATCCCAAAGGCGAAATGCAAGATATTGATACGACGAATATCTTGTTTATATGCAGCGGAGCATTCGTTGGTCTAGATAAAATAATTGAAAAACGTGACAATACCAGTTCTATGGGATTCAATAATCAAGTAATAGATCATTCAAAAAAGATAAATGTTTATGACGGACACACTACCAAGGATTTAATAAATTATGGAATGATTCCAGAGTTTGTAGGAAGATTTGGGCTCACTGTGAATGTTAATGAACTTACTGTCGATGATCTAGTGTCAATTCTCAAGGATACAAAAAACAGTATCATCCAACAGTATCAATATATTTTCAAACTCGACGGCGTAGACCTACAGTTTGAAGATGATGCATTGGTTGAAATTGCTGTTAAAGCCAAAGAACTAAAAACAAATGCTCGCGGCTTGAAACAGATCATTGAAAAAATATTAATTAACTACCAATTTGAAGCCATGGACCTTGTTGAAAGAGGCTTGAAAAAAATTATGATAACTAAAGATACAGTCCTTAATAGCAAGGCCGTTTTAACATTTGATAAAGAGAATGACGAAAAAATACAACAACTATAATCGCGAGAATACTGTTTACTTCACTGGACTTAATGTAGAAGTAACGAATGATAATTTTAATGCCGCACTACGAAAGTTTAAACGTAAAGTGGATGATTCAGGTGTATTAATTGAGTATGTAAAACGCAGACATTATGAAAAGCCTAGTGTTAAGCGCAGACGAGAAAAAGGTGCCGCGCGTTCTCGCTGGCTAAAAAAAGAAAGAAAGTTATCCTCTGATGGCTAAAGAAATTCCCGAGCATAAAGATGCGCTCGGCCGATTGATTACTATTGACAGTTGTGTTGCATATCCTGAAGGCAACCATCTTAAGATTGGTAAAGTTTTGAGACTCAATCCTAAAATGATCCGTGTCGCTGGACTAGGAAATAGATACAAGTATGAATCAAACAAATATCCTCAAGATACTGTTGTACTGGATAGCTCCTATGTTACTATGTTCATGCTAAAAATTCCTTCTTGACCATTGTTATACACTAAGCTATAATAATCCTATAAACTAATGCGCTCGAAACTGTATTGGTATAGAGAGGCCTCTAAAGCCTGAGGTAGCGGGTTCGAGTCCTGCCGAGCGCGCCATTTTTTAAAAGGAGTTCTTATGACTAAGGTCGTGTACAATGATTGCTATGGTGGATTCGGCCTCTCGCATGAAGCTATCATGCGTTATGCTGAGATTAAGGGAATCACTCTGTATGTTAATGAGCAGAAGTTTGGCGGCAATTCCTACGCGACCGTTCCTTGGGATGAATATGATCGTATTCACGCTGAATGCCTCGAGGAAGGCAACTATCGCCGTGCGAATGAGCTGTATTTCAGTGTCAGTGACATTGATCGCGCTGATCCTGCATTAGTTCAAGTCGTAGAGGAACTTGGAGAAGCAGCTAATGACCAGTTTGCCAAGTTGAGGATCGAAGAGCTTTCGCCTGGTACTATGTATCGTATTGATGAGTACGACGGCAACGAGTCCGTCATGACACAAGATTCATATGACTGGCGAATTGCATAATTATTGGGAACATGGAGTATGGAGTTGTATGCACTGTGGATGGATCCTAAAGTTTGGCCTTGGTCGGACTGATGTTGATACATGGTGTGACCGATGTCATGGACCACTAGATAAGATTAGAGAGTGCGCCTGTAGCTCAATTGGCCAGAGCAGGAAATTCTAACCTTCCGGGTTGTGGGTTCGAGTCCCATCAGGCGCACCATTTTTGGAAATAAAAATTGAAACATATTAAGCACTGGCGTGTAATTGGTGAATTAACTGAAGATGAACTTCGTTGGTTGTACATTAATAAATTTGATGTTGAGGTAGAACGTGATGAAATACATTATACAGTATTTGGTGGACGAAAAGTAACTATGCCAGACGTAACAAAAATTAATATACAATCATTTGGCAATACTGCTGAAACAATGTTGTGCTTAAAATTTGGTAATAGAATCGTGTTGTTTTTTGAACGCTGGGTAGATGAGTTTCACGGCTGCACTGTTCAATTTTAAAATATGGACAAAGATTACATGATGTAACAGTTTTATATTTTCAATCAAAGCCTTTATTGAAATTATAAATATAGTTGTAGTTAATTCGAACTACAAGCTGACAGACTTTAAACATTAAGCACTTAGTCTGTGTGCTGTATAAAGGAAGTAAAATGATGTATTCTAATAAGGCCGCCTGTGCGGTAAAAGTAAACGGCAAAGTCCTCCGTGAATTCAAGGACACAGTGTTCATCCCATTCGGGTCAGAGTACTCAATTTTAATTAAAAATTTAAATTCTAAGCGAGCAATTTTCAACATCTTCATTGATGGAGACAATATTGTTCCAAATGGTCTCGTTCTCAACGCAGGCCAAGAAATTGATCTAGAACGTGCCATTCGAAATAATAATCTAAACGAAGGCAATCGTTTCAAGTTTATTGAACGCACTGGTGATATTGAAGAACATCGCGGGGTTAAGTTAGAAGATGGATTGATCCGAGTTGAATATCAGTTCGAAAGAGAATATCCAAAACCTTATTATCCGTATTACGGATTGAATTCCAGACCATATTGGGAATATTCCCCATATCTTCAAAATTGTACTTATTCTGGAAATTATGTCAAAGGAATGACAGCTTCACAAGTCAGTGCATCTGACAACACGCTATTTGGTAGTGTTGCAAATGCAACTATGAATTCATTCAATGCTGTACCTCAAAATGACACCGGTATCACTGTACCAGGTAGCAAGAGTGAACAGAAGTTCTCGACTGTTAGTAACTTTGCGCTGGACCCTGAAAAGCACAGTATGATAATTAGACTACTAGGCGAAACAGCAGACAACAAGCCCGTTGTTGCTCCTGTCACGGTTAAAGCCAAACAAAAGTGTGGTACATGTGGTACAACAAACAAGGCAACTGCTAAATTTTGCCATAAATGCGGTACTGCTCTTGTAATTTACGCTTAACAATTCGTTAATGATGGTGCAACGATAAAAGTCCATCACATAAATACAGTATGCGAATTAATGAACTTATTACAGAAATTGCTGATTTGCCCTATGAATACAAACAGGGATCAGACAACAGAAAGTATTATTTTACGACCAAGGCAGGTAATACTTACGTAGTTACCATAAATGGAAATAAAGAACTTTACATCGAGTTTGCTTGGAAAGACTCCTACGGCAGAGAAGTGAATACTGTAAGTAATACCGGTGATGCTTTTAGAGTTTTTGCAACCGTTGCTAAAATTATAAGAAACAAAATTAATCAAGCAAACCCAGATTCTATTCAATTTAGCAGTTTTAAAGATGAACCGAGTCGGATAAAATTGTATAGTAGATTATTAGATAAACTTGATAATGAATTACCTGACTATCAAAAAGCACCCATATCTGATAAACTTGGTGTTACCTCCGTTGTATTTTCACTGTGGAGAAATGGTTATGATCCTAGAGGCACACTAAAGGCTCAAACATTGAAGAAATTACAAACTAAAAAGATCCTAGGTCGATAAAAGTCCATCGCATAAATACAAGATGCGTATTAACGAACTCTTTGAAGCACTTGACAGTTCATATCCATATGAACTTAAAAATAACAATTATTACTTTACTACCGATGCTGGAGAACAGTATAAGGTTACATTTAACGGTAATAAAAAAGTTGAAGTTCACTTTATGGCCAGGGGTGAAAATGATCAAATTAAAGATTATATAACAGGCTCTGGAGATTCGCGTAAAGTATTCGGTACAGTTATTAATATAGTCAAAGAGTATACAAGCCAGCACAATCCAGAAATTTTAGTATTCGCTGCTAATAATGCTGAACCCAGTCGTGTTAGATTATACAACGCATTAGCTTCACAAGCTAGTCGAGCATTGCCTGGTTATACTTTTGCAAAAACATTGAAACTTTCAATGTTCACTACATTCTACTTGACACGAGATAACATTAAAGTTCCCAAAATGGATGTTACAAAACATGCAGTTCAAAAAACTTTGGACAAAGTTTTTGAAGAACCTCTAGATGAACTTACATTTCATGGCAGTCAATGTACTAAAGATTGCAGTGGACATAAAGCTGGGTATGAATGGAATAAAAAACGAGCAGGTGTTGCTCCGTGCGATGGATCTAGTCAAAGTTTCAATAATGGATGCAATATTGCCACGGATCCAAAAGTAACTCGGCCTAAGATACGCAACTCTCAGGGAAAATTTGCAGC